CTAGTGCAAATTTAGCTGCTGCGTTAACGGATGAAACTGGAAGTGGTGCTGCAGTTTTTGCTACCTCCCCCACTCTTGTAACTCCCGTGCTTGGCACACCTTCTAGCGGTACGCTGTCATCTTGTACGGTTGACGGGACAAATGGCGTTGGGTATATCAATATCCCTCAAAATAGCCAGTCTGCCGCCTATACACTTGTTGCTGCGGATGCGGGAAAACATATCTTCCACCCTTCAACTGACGCTAATGCACGGACATTTACTATTCCTGCAAATGGTTCAGTGGCGTACCCAATCGGTACAGCAATTTCGTTTGTTAACATGACTTCTCAAGTGGTAAGTATCGCAATCACAACAGACACAATGTATTTAGCTGGTACAGGCACAACAGGTACACGCTCATTAGCGCAATACGGCACAGCGACGGCACTTAAAATGACATCGACAACTTGGATTATTTCTGGTGCGGGGTTGACCTAATGAGTGGGATTCAACAAATGTTAACGGGCGGGACTTATAAACCGGCAGTGCCAACTGTTATTGGTGAGGCATGGGGCGGCGGGTATTATGCAGGTAAAATAGCTGTGGGGGGAGGCGGAGTTGCTACACATTATTTGATTGTCGCGCCTAAAGCATCTGGCGAAAATTCAAGTATCACATGGGGTGTTATCGGAGTGACAACGGGAATAACGTCTGTCATTAATGGACCAACAAACTCTGCGTCATTAGCTGCGCTCGGTGCTGCATATGAAGCAGCTAGATTCTGTGAAAACTTAACAATAGGGGGTTATAGCGATTGGTATCTACCTGCTAAAAACGAGCTAGAAGTGCTGTATTATTTCTTAAAACCGACTACTGACGCTAACGCTACTTCATCGGGTTCAAATGCTAATGCGGTATCACCAGAGCCTATTAGCACAAACTACACAAGTGGTTCACCAGCTCAAACAAGCGCGGGTATTGGCTTTAGAACTGGGGAAACAAATGCGTTTGCCACTGGCTACTATTGGTCTTCGACTGAGGGCGTTGCTAACGCCGCATGGATAGATGACGTCGGCAGTGGAAATCAGATCTACGGCAATAAGGGCAGTAGTAACTACGTCAGAGCTGTTCGGAGAATCGCTGTGTAAACAGCGTTAATTAAATAGGAATAATAATGCACATACAACTAACAAACATCGACGCAGACACGGGTATTCTTTGCACAGAAGCACCAATGCGTACAGGACCGGCACTCCCAAATGTAAAGGGATTTCAGTTTATTTTTCAAAACGAATCTGACTTTCCCATCGCGTCGAATGCTGATGGTTCACTAAGCACAGCACCACTGCTGTATGGAACGTGTGATGATGACGCAGATACAAGCCTTGTTGGCGTTTTAAAAGTGCTTTCAGAAGTTGAGTTTAATGCAGACAAACAAGCAGAACATCAAGCAAGAAAACCTTATCCTTCTTGGGTAGGTGACTTAGCTACTATGAGTTGGAATCCTCCAGTGCCTTATCCGCAAGATGATAAACAATACTATTGGGACGAGCTAACAATTAACTGGGTTGAGGTGATAAATGAATAAAATACTTAAAGCGTGGAACTATTTAATGGCTCGATTAAAAGAGCCTTCTACCTACGCAAGTGTGGCAGCATTAGCTACGATGGCGGGTGTGAATATTGACGCAACGCCTGTTGTGCATGACAGCTTAACTGCCGCTAGTGTCGTGTTTGGTATGATTGGACTGTTTGCATCAGAAGGTAAATAATATGAGCAATTACTTCAAACCAGAAGAATTTGAGTGTCACTGCGGATGTAGCGAAAAAGACGTTAATCCTAAGCTCGTAGAGCTACTTAATCGCATCCGTGAGTCGTTTGGCAAGCCTATTACTATTATGAGCGGTAGAAGATGTGAAGCACACAACACAAAAGTGGGAGGTGCAAAGCATAGCCAACACGTTTTAGGTAACGCAGCCGACATTAAAGTAAAAGACGTACCGCCCAAAGAAGTGCAAGAATACCTCATGAAACATTTTGACAGTGATTGCCGAGGTCTTGGACGCTACAATTCTTTTACCCATATTGATGTTCGTGATGGTAAAATCGCACGCTGGAATGGATAACATTTTTGTTTTTACATTCATTTAAAAGTATAATTCAATAACACAGGTGCATGCTGAATCAGCGGCTAATACTACAAAATTTACGGAGTATTTATGAGCTACAGCATGACCTACGACTCGTTGCTCGTAGACGTTAGACGTTACCTAGAGCGTGGTTTTACGCAAGAAAGCGATCAAATTGTCTACGATCAACTTCCTCGACTCATCACAATGGGTGAGCGTCGTATTGCGCGTGAACTTAAAATTGAAGGTTTTATTCGCGCAGTCACAACACCGCTCGCGGCTGGTGTTAATGTCTACATGAAGCCAGATAGATGGCGTGACACTGTTAGCATGACTGTTGACGGTACGCCTATTTTTGCGCGTGCTTATGAATACATCAGAAATTACTGGCCAGATCCTGCTGAAACTGGAACGCCAGCGTATTATGCCGACTACGATTATCAGCATTGGATAATTGCACCTACGCCCGCAACTTCGCAAACATTAGAAATTTTATTCTATGAACAAGTGCGATTTCTTGGCGACGACTTTCAAACAAATTGGCTTACCGAGTATGCGCCAGACGTTCTTTTGTACGCCACACTGCTCGAAGCAACACCATTCCTCAAAAATGATGAGCGGGTGCAAGTTTGGCAAGGTATTTATGATCGAGCTGCTCAAGCACTTAATGGCGAAGATATCAAACGTATCATGGATCGCACAGCGAACCGGAGTGAAGCATAATGACAACATATACCGACGTATTCGGTGGCGCAAACATTTATCCAAGTGAAATCAGCTACAGCGCGTTAACGCTTACGGCTGATGTTACGTTAAGCTGGCCAACTGAAACTTCTGCTAGTGACAACCTTGCTACACGAATTATCAACATTTCATCAGCAACCGCTGGATTGAGCATATTTTTACCGGATGCTGCAAAAGCGGGAACAGGTGAAACTATACTTTTTAATAACGTTGGTGCGCAAACGATCACTGTAAAAAACGCTAATGGGACGCAAATCGTCACTGTTACAAGCGGCACGCTCTGGCAGATTTATTTAACAGATAATAGTACAACCGCAGGTGCATGGGTATCATTGCAATATGGAGCTAGTCTTTCAATTGCAAATGCTTCTGCGCTCGCCGGAACTGGTATTGTTGCGGTTGGTCCTCTGCTTTCACAGTCTATTCCGATTACATCTTTCAGTGTTAATTACACTTCAGGCGTTGCAGACAGAGCTAAAATGTTTAATTGGACTGGTGCAGGCGGTACATTAAGTCTTCCAGATCCAACAGTGGTAGGTGATAATTGGTTTATCTATTTGCGCAACTCTGGTACAGGTGCAATTCTTGCAGATGCTATCGGAACTACTTTGATTGACGGTTCAGCAAATCTTAGTTTTCAACCTGGTGAATCAGCAATCATTGCTTCAGACGGAGCAAATTGTTACACGATTGGTTTTGGCCAACCTGCTACTTTTGCTTTTGATTACACGGTTATCGCTGTAGGTGGTTCTGGAAATTACTCGTTGTCTGGTACAGAATTGAATCGAATTTCTTATCGTTTTACTGGCACGTTAACAGGAAATCGCACAATTATTGTTCCCGCCACGGTTCAACAATACTGGGTTGACAACCAATGTACAGGTGCGTACACGTTCACTGTTAAAACTTCTGCTGGTTTAGGCGTGACCATTACGTCTGGAACACGATCTATTCTTTATTGTGACGGTACAGACGTGGTTCGTGCTGATACGTTTACTATTTCGTATCCGATTGCAGTTTCACAAGGCGGTACAGGATCAACCACTGCGGGTGGTGCTATTCTTAATCTTGGTGCGGGATCTGTTGGTGCTGCTTTATTTGGAGCAGTTACGCAAGCCGATGCGTATTCTATTTTAGGACCGGCTGCTGTTGGTTCAGTTAATGGTGGTACTTTCTAATGCCAGAAAAAACAATTGTATTAAAATCAGATGCAGGCATTAAACGTGACGGCACGAAATTTGATGGTAATAATTATACGGACGGGCAATGGGTTCGCTGGCAACGTGGTCTTCCACGCAAAATTGGTGGTTATCGCGCAACGCAAAAATATTTAACTGAAATTAGTCGTGGTTTTAGTAACTTTACGCAAATGGATTACATTTATTGCCACAGCGGAAGTCGTAGCATGATTGAACGATTTACAATTGATTACACCGCTAACAGTTCAATTGTGTCTGATAGAACTCCTCAAGCCTTAGCATCAAGCGGCAATGTAATTTTAACAAGCGGTGCTGCTGGATCAGTTAATATGATCACGGTAGATGGCGTAAATATCATGTCGGCTCCTGTAGCTTACGCAACTAGTTTAACGGCAACCGCAACTGCTGTTGCTGCAAATATTAACGCATATACGTCTTCGCCAAATTATTCAGCAGTCGGTATTGGTGCAACTATAGCTATTGTGTCTGCTGATACTGGATCATTTTCAAACGGTTATGTAGTCGTAGCAACCACAACAACGATAACAACTACCACGCAAAATATGAATGATGGATCAAATGCACTAGAAGCAAATGATCTTAATATGTGGATGTTTGATTATCAATATGACAGTTCAACTAATCAAAATTATTTACTGGCGCATGTATCACCCAATTTGCAACGTATTGCTAATGATGAAGGCGGTCAAATATTCTTTGGTGAGGTTTTAGGCACAGGTATTTTAAAGTCTATCAATTTACCTCCCGATGCAAATTGCACGGGCGGTATTGTTTCGCTTCATCCTTATTTATTTTATTACGGTACTGACGGTATTATTGGATGGTCTGTTGCTGGTGAGCCTACAAATTTAACAGATTTTGGATCTGGTGCAGGTCTTGCGCGTGTGTGGGGTCAAAAGATTATCAAAGGATTACCACTTCGTGCCGGCAGTGGAACTGCTCCTGCTGGATTATTTTGGGCATACGACGCAGTTATTCGCGCTACGTTTACCGGTGGTGCGTCTGTGTTTCAATTTGACGTAGTAGCCACTGACACTTCTATTATTTCAGAAAACAGCGTGGTGGATTACGACGGTGTGTTTTTCTGGGCGGGTGTTGACCGTTTCTTAATGTTTAACGGTGTTGTGCGTGAAGTACCGAACACTTTAAATTTAAATTATTTCTTTGATGGTTTAAACAGACGACATAGATCAAAAGTATTTGCATTTAAAGTACCTCGTTACGGTGAAATTTGGTGGTGTTATCCTCGCGGTGATGCAACAGAATGTACGCACGCGGTTATTTATAACGTTCGTGAAAATACTTGGTATGACACTGCACTTCCTTCAAACGGACGTTCTGCGGGATCTTTTAACAACTCTTTCGCTGCGCCTATTTTAGCGGGCGGATTTGCCGGTCCGGAAGCTACCGGAGCAACAGGAACAATAACGTTAACGGGCGGTTCATCTGGATCTATTGATACCGTTACAGTCGGTGGGGTTCAAATCATGTCTGGTGCTGTTCCTTACAGTACTAGCCTGCTCGTGACCGCAGAAAATGTTGCTAACAATATCAATAGTTACGGTTCAGATCCAGATTACGTTGCGACTGTAGAAGAAGTCGGCGGAAATCCAGTTATCACGTTAACGGCTACGGTAGATGGGTCACGCGCAAATTATCTTGTCGTAGCAGTCACATCAACAACAATAACAGCAACCACTACGAATATGATAGGTGGCACAGATGATTTTCGCGTCTGGATTCAAGAGCAAGGCGTTGATGAAATTGATGGAAATTTATTCAGTCCAATTCAATCGTATTTTGAAACAGCAGATTTGTCTGCGGTGGCGCAAGGTAACAACGAATTTATGCGTATTACGCGCATAGAACCAGATTTTGTGCAAAGTGGGAACATGACTGTTCAAGTAACAGGTAGATCTAATGCGCGTGCGCCAGAAGTCTACGGTACAACGTTTACTTTTCCAGCAACTGCGCAAGAATCTTGGCAACAGATTGTTATGCTTAAAGAGCAACGTCGTGAGCTTCGCGTCAGATTTGAGTCAAATGAAATTTATGGTGATTATCAAATGGGTCAAATCATTGGACATGTGTCAATGGGCGACAATACGGTAATATCATGAGTATCAGAGTCACACTTCCAACGCATCTTACACTTCGTGATTGGGCAGATCAGATTACATTGGACTTTGATCCATACGGTGCGTTTGGTCGTCTTGAAGATGAAAATAACTGGCAGAACTGGGGTATGCAGTTTGTTAACAATTTAACGCTTAGAGAAAACTTTCCGATCCCATATCAGTTTGATGACTGGCGTGAGTGGGCAGAGCGTTTTTGTCAAACGGTAGAATAATATGAAATACATAGGATTTGAACTTGAAGATGAAGCAGAAGAATGGGCGCGTGAGCGTCTTGGACTCGAAAATCCACCAGAGTTTTTCCGTGCATTTTCAGCAGTAAACAATCAAGGTGAATTTGTTTGCGTGGTTATTATGACTAATTTTACGTCGCGCAACATCGATTTAACTATTGCAATTGACAACAAAAAAGTTAGACCGAGAGAAACGGTTGTAATGTTTAACGAGATATTTGGATTTATTTTTAACAAACTGCATGTTGCTCGCGTCACAGGACTCCTGCGCGGAAAGAACACGCAAGCCAAACGGCTAAATGAACACTTTGGCTTTCAGCTTGAAGGCATCATGCGTAAATCGTTTGAAGATGACGATGATTTACATATCTACGGATTTTTAAAAGAAGATTATTACAACCATAAGTGGTTTAGAGGGCAAACAAAATGAGTGAAATTAGAAAAGTAGTTATGCAATTGGTGGAAAATAACTTTCAATTTCATCAAGGTGTTGAGCAAATGGAACAGCAAGTAAAGCGTATGCCAATTGTTCCAGAAGAGCTTGATGAAGCAATTAACATGCTTGAGTTTGTTCTTCAAAATCCAGAACAATATCCAGAAGTGCGTACCGCTGCAATCAAAGACGGTGCTATTGACGCTAATATGATTCCAGAACAATACGACATGGTATTTGTCGTGTCATTACTTATTGCTTTATATGGATTGCAAGATCGCTTGAAAGTGAGAGGTTACGCTAGAGGTGGTTTAGCAGTTGCTGCTAGAAAACTTGAATTAGCAGGTCGTGGTGGTGATGATATGCTTGCGCACATTAATCATCGTGAAGCAGAAATGTTAAAACGCATGGGTGGCGAAGGATCTATCAACCCTACAACTGGACTAAGAGAATACAAAAGTATTTTAAAAATATTTGCGTCTATCCTGCCGATAGCTTTAATGGTTTTTGCTCCTGGGATTGGTACTGCTGTGGGTGGTATGCTTTCTGGTGGATTGTTGACCGGTGCGGGTGCGGCTGCTTTAGGTGGCGGAGCTATTGGTGCATTGTCTGGCGGTATTACCGGTGGTTGGAAAGGTGCGTTGATGGGTGGTGCGGCAGGTGCATTAGGTGGTGGTCTTGGCGGTCAAGTAGGAAGCTCGGCAAGTAGCGCATTAGGTCTTGGACTCGGTAAAACAGGTCAAGCAATGCTCGGTAGCGGTATTATCGGTGCGGGTGTTGGTGCGGCTGGTGCTGGAATATCTGGCGGAAATGTTCTTAAAGGTGCATTAGTTGGCGGTGGTGTAGGAGCGGCTGGCGGTGCTATTGGATCTATGGCTAGCGGTGTCGGTACAGACTCAGCAATCGGCTTAGGTATTAACCGAGGTGGTCAAGCGTTTGGTAATGCGTTGACAGCAGGTTACAGTCCAAAACAAGCGGCTATTTCCGGTGGTTTAGCTGGTGTTGCCGCTGGATTGCGATTTGATCCAGCATCAGCCGGACAACAAAAACTAGACACAGTTAATGAAGGAAATAAACCTGTTAGCTTTGACATGGGCAAACAGTTAAACGCTTCTGACATTAGTTTAAAACCTTCTGATTCCGTCGTTGATAGTTTAAAACTAGGTAACATGGGAACTGCTGCGCCTGGTGGTGGTCAATATGTAACAGATCCAGCAACAGGTGCTGAAACATGGGTGCCAAATTCAGCAACCGCAGCTCCATCTTATGATCTTGGATTAAAAGGAAACGCATTTGGATCTAGCGTACCTAGTGGTGGCTACGGTTTGAACGCAGAAGGTTTTCCGTCTTTCACAGGTGATCAAACTAATTTAAATCCAGCAGTTCAAACTGCATTAAGTCCGCAAAGTGTTCTAGGTGAAGGTAATTCGATTGGTACTCAATATGTAAATGCTAGTAATGCGCCAAACGGACAGGGTGTTAATGTTTTAGGTGGTCAAACAGGAATAGCAAATTATGTAAATAATCCAAATGGAATTTACGGTAATTCATCTCCAGCAGGTCAAGCTGATGCTGGAGCAGTTGCGCAAACACAGCAACAAGCACAAGGCGGCATTGATTGGGGTAAAGCAGCACTGCTTGGTGGTGGTGCGTTAGCTCTTACATCATTGATGTCTGCTCCAAAAGAAGCGCAATCTGCTGTTTCACAATTATCACCACAGCAACAAGAATATTTTACAAAACCAAATGTACCTTGGGATTGGAATAAATTGCAAAATGATGCAAACAAAAACAATCAAAGTTTGTACGACTACATGGCGCAAAATTGGAACAGAGTGTCTTCTGGAGCATATAATCAACCAGGTTATGCTGACGGCGGCGCGTTGGGTAATATTGCACGATTTGCTCGCGGTGCAGGTTCTGGTCGAGATGATACAATTGATGCAAAATTGTCAGACGGTGAATACGTCATTGACGCAGAAACTGTAGCTCTGCTGGGTGACGGATCTAACAAAGCAGGCGCACAACGTCTTGATAAAATGCGCAGTGAAATTCGCGCACAAAAAGGTAAATCGTTAGCAAAAGGAAAAATAAGTCCAAACGCTAAATCCCCACTTGCCTACTTAAGAGGAGCAATGTAATGGCAACAGAAGATCAACCATTCGCGGCAAGCACCAGTTTGCTTAAAGATTTAGTAACAGGAACGCCAAACAAAACGCAATCATTCAATAAAGTTTTGCAGGGTGAAACACCAGTATGGATGCAGCAAGCTATTTATGATCAAACACAGCTTGCAAAAAACTTTGCGCAAACGCCTTATCAACCGTACATGCTCCCTACGCTTGCAGGTTTAACTGATCAACAAAAACAAGCCTACGGGAATATTTCAAGCAATGTTGCTAATGCGGCAACAGGGAAAGCCGCATCGTGGCAACCCGATATTTGGAATACGCAATCTGGGATGTTTGATCAGACGAGCAATCAAACGGGTCAAACCCTTCAAACCGATCAAGGTGCGTATTTACGAGGTGATTTAGTAGATAAAAATTTAGATGCTGGGCAAGCCACATGGGGTACTGCTGGTGGTTTAAGTCCTCTAACTGCGGCACAAACAGCTTTAAATAAAGCACAAAACTTGAATGCTTATGACAATAGTAATGATTATTTAAATCAAGCTGCTGGTGTCAATATAGCAAATGCAGGCAATGCCAATTATTTAAACGCTGCTAAAGTTGATGTTACGGGAACGGCTAACCCTTATTTAAATCAAGCGAGTAACGTTGATATATCAGGAGCATCTAATCCTTATTTAAATCAAGCGAGTAAAGTTGATGTTACGGGAGCAGCTAATCCTTATTTAAATCAAGCGAGTAAAGTTGATATATCAGGAGCGGCTAATCCTTATTTAAACGCTGCTAAAGTTGATGTTACGGGAGCGGCTAATCCTTATTTAAATCAAGCGAGTAACGTTGATATATCAGGAGCAGCTAATCCTTATTTAAATCAAGCGAGTAACGTTGATGTTACGGGAGCGGCTAATCCTTATTTAAATCAAGCGAGTAACGTTGATATATCAGGAGCATCTAACCCTTATTTAAATAAAATTAACAATTTAGATATAGCAGGAGCGGCTAATCCTTATTTAAATCAAGCGAGTAAAGTTGATGTTACGGGAGCAGCTAATCCTTATTTAAATCAAGCGAGTAAAGTTGATATATCAGGAGCTAGTAGCGATTATTTAAATAAAATTAAAGCATTAGATATATCAGGAGCAGCTAATCCTTATTTAAATCAAGCGAGTAACGTTGATATAGCAGGAGCTGGTAGCGATTATTTAAATAAAATTAAAGCATTAGATGTAGCAGGAGCGGCTAATCCTTATTTAAATCAAGCGAGTAACGTTGATATAGCAGGAGCTGGTAGCGATTATTTAAATAAAGCGGGCGGTGTTGATATAGCAGGAGCTGCTAGAAATTATTTAAATAAAACAGCCGGAGTAGACGTTGCTAATGCAGGTCAAAATAGATTCAATCAAGCTGCTAATATTGATATAGCTAACTCAGCAAATTCTTATTTTGATCCTGCTAATAGAAATTTGGTTACATCTTCTCAAGAACGCGCATTAGCTGCGGCTGATCCATATATGAGAGCAGCTTCCGGAACTGCTGCTTCTGGTGTTCAAGGGTATATGAATCCGTATCAAACCAGTGTTATGGACGCATTAGCGCAACAATCTGCGCGTAATTTAAAAGAAAATATTTTACCGAACGTGTCTGATGCATTTATCAAAGCAGGTAATTTCGGTAGCGCGAGAATGGGTGAGTTTGGTAATCGAGCCGTTCGTGATGCAAATCAAAGTTTACAACAACAGCAAGCAGCATTGCTCAATCAAGGTTATGGACAAGCTGTTACAGCCGCTCAAGCAGATTTATCACGTCAAGCGCAATTAGCTAATATCGCAGGTAACACTGCAGGAACAGATCTCAATCGTCTTACGCAAAACGCTGGTGTGTATACTCAACAGGGTCAAGTCGCTGGTCAATTAGCTAATCAACAAGCGCAATTATATTCAACTATCGGGCAAAATGAAGGTCAACTAGCGGCACAACAAGCTCAGATATACAATCAAGCTGCTCAAACAGCGGCTAACGCAGCGACGCAACAAGGTCAGTTGTATCAAAATATCGGTCAGACTCAAGGTCAATTAGCGACGCAACAAGCGCAAGCATACAATCAAGCGGGTCAAACAGCGGCTAACGCAGCGGCACAACAAGCTCAGATATACAATCAAGCGGGTCAGACTCAAGGTCAATTAGCGACGCAACAAGGTCAGTTGTATCAAAATATCGGTCAGACTCAAGGTCAATTAGCAACACAACAAGCGCAAGCATACAATCAAGCGGGTCAGACTCAAGGTCAACTAGCGGCACAACAAGGTCAGTTGTATCAAAATATTGGTCAAACACAAGGTCAATTAGCAGGACAACAAGCTCAAATATATAATCAAAGCGGACAAACCGCAGGTCAATTAGCAACGCAGCAATCTCAGGCTTACAATCAAGCTGCTCAAAACGCAGCTAGTGCGGCAGCACAACAAGGTCAGTTGTATCAAAATATAGGGCAAACACAAGGGCAGTTAGCAGGGCAACAAGCTCAAATATATAATCAAAGCGGACAAACCGCAGGTCAATTAGCAACGCAGCAAGCTCAGGCTTACAATCAAATCGGACAAACCGCAGGTCAATTAGCAGGACAACAGGGGCAGTTGTATCAAAATATAGGGCAAACTGCTGGTCAATTAGCAGGACAACAAGCTCAAATATATAATCAAAGCGGACAAACCGCAGGTCAATTAGCAGGACAACAAGCTCAAATATATAATCAAAGCGGACAAACTGCTGGTCAATTAGCAGGACAACAGGGGCAGTTATATCAAAATATAGGGCAAACTGCGGCTAGTGCGGCAGCGCAGCAAGGTCAGTTGTATAATCAAGCCGGTCAAGGACAAACAGATGCAGCCGCAAAACAAGCATCTTTGTACGGACAGCTAGGACAAACCGCAGGTAATTTGACTGCGCAAGATATGCAAAACTACGCAAATATTGGTCAAACACAAGGACAGTTAACAAATGCACAGCAACAAAACTTAATCAATCTCGGTCAGCAGCAGACCGCCGCCGGTCAAGCACAACAAACAGCGGGTCTTAACGCTGCGGTGAATGTGCAAACAGCAACAGCGCAAGATTATCAACGTCAGGTAGGTGCGCTTAACCAGTACGCCAATTTGATCGGTGGTGAACAGCAAATGTTAGCGGCTGACAACGCAGCACTTGAAGCGGCTGGCGCAGCGCAACAGAGAGATTTACAAGCTGGTTATGATGTATCAAAACAACAATTCTATGCACCGTTAGATTACGCTAGAAACAATATTGATTTCTTGAATACACAAATTAAAGGTTTAGCTCCAATCACACCAGTTTCTAATACAACCATCGGATCAACTACAGGTCAAACATACTCACCTTCACCGTTAGCAACGATAGGCACAGGTTACAACATGTATAAAGGTATGACATCTCCAACAACTGGCACAACAGGATAAGAAAATGGGATACGAATTAGATAAATTGATGAAAAGATTTGGCGTGTCTACAGCGACAGTGCCGCAGTATTCTGGCGCAAAAGCACCGTCAGAAACTGTTATACCAGACGCTAAAGCTAAATCAGACGTACTGCTTAACCTAGATAGTAAACCTACTAATAAGTATTACACTGCGCCTATTTCGCCTACTATGCCTATTATGCCTACTGCGCCTGCTGCTTTTGCGGGAACGACTCCTATTGCACCTGCAAAACTGGGTAAAGGTGCAACCGCAGAGCAAACAGCGGAATACAATGTGTCTAATGCGCAGTATCTTGCAGATTTGAATAAATTTAAAGCTGATCAAGATGCCGCAAAAACTGCACAAACTACTTATAATGCTTCATTAAAATCTTATCCGGATTTAATGAAAACGTATAACACGGATCTGACTAAGTTTAATACTGACAAAACAACGTGGGATGAGTTGCAACGTAAATACGACTTAGATCAAAAATCGTACAACAACTACGTTGATGAGTATAAGAACAGAGTAGCAAGCACTCCTCAATATGACCCATTACCGCAAGGACTCGGACAAACACGTCCAAGCACGTCTATGGGTCAAACATCAATTCCAGTAACTACGCCTCCGGTTACACCAGCAATAAACAATGCTGATATTTCGCAATGGGCTAGTAAAAACCCGTACGCAACAATGCAAGATGCTCAAAAATATCAAGCGTCTAATAATTTGACAAATCGTGATGTGTACAACGCAACTGGAAGTTTTTACGGAAATCAATTAAACCCGCCAAGTTACGGTTCATTATCTAATAATTTTAATAATTTAACACCGCAACAACAAGCCGACCAATACGCACAACAGCGTAACATCGGTTACACGGATGCTGATATTAAAAGCAAACTAGCTAAGCAGATTGGATCACCTACGGATGCTAATTGGACTGCTATGCAAAATTTGGCGTTTCCTACAAGTTTACCGGTTTCAAAAGATGTGTTCAACACCAATAACACGCTGCCAGAAATTGATTACACATATGCACCTAACAGCCAACAGCAGTTAGAGAATCAAGCGATTAACGCAGGATATCAAGGAGATTACACAGACACAGCGGCTATGCAAGAATATTTAAACTCACAATATGCCAAAGGCGGTTCAGTTCATCACCTCGCTAGAAAGTATGCGGTAGGTGGTGGCATTGTTTCTGATGTTATGCCCAATCCAGAAGAAGGTGTGCCGCAACCTGCGCCTGTAGCAACGCAATCAGCACCACAGCAAGACAACCGCATGGCGCAACTGCAAAGTATGATGGAAAAATACGCTACTCCGCAAAATGATTATGCGCAAGAACTTGAAGAAGCTCGCAGAAGATCTAACGTAGAAACAGAAGCGTTTGCCGATATGATTAAAAATGCGCGTAAATCACCAGAGCGTGAAAACATGAGTCAAGCAGAACGTTATTTTAGATTAGCGGCAGCGTTCGGACAGCCTACAAAAACTGGATCACTAGGTGAAACCTTAGGTAACGTCGGACAGGCTATGGCTGAAAATTCTAAATCAGAGCAACAAGAGCAAGATCAAGATTTAGAACTTCAAATGAAAGCGCAACAATTAAAGGCGGCTGGCGCAAAAGAAGATTTAAGCACGCTTCGTGGTCTTGCTGGCGAAAGCATGAAAGATAGACGTGCGTTGATTAGTGAACTGATTAAAGCAGAGATACCTAAAGCGCAGTCAGAAGCAGGTAAACTTGCGTTAGATATGGGCTATCAAGTAGGAACACCAGAGTATCAACAAATTGTATCTACTACGGGTATGCAGTTACTTCAAGCTAAAATCAATCAAACGCTTATGGGACCTGCGATAGCGGCTCAAAACGCGGCTACTTCCGGTGCGCAGTTGGGTGTTGCTCAAGGTAATTTAGCTGAAAATCAACAACGTAATGATCTTGAACGTTTAAAATATTTAGATAAACAAAAAGAAGGTGAAAAGCTAACACCTAATGACAGAAAAGTTCTCTGGGAAAAAGAAGACACGCTAAATAATTTACAAAATGCTCAAAAAATGATTGAGCAAGCGTATGATTTAAATGACATAGCGTACACGGGTAATGTGTTTGACGTAGCTAAACAGAAATACGGTGAAACATTCTCGCCAGAAGATCCAACTGTTGTCAACACTGGAAAATTAGTAAATTTATTAAGCACAGAAAGTTTATCAAGAATGAAAGATGTGTTCGGAAGCAATCCAACAGAAGGTGAACGCGCAGCACAAGCTCAACTGTCTGGCGCGTTAGCAAAAAGCAAAGAAGTTCGTAAAGACATTATGTTGAACTACATGGAACAACTTCAAAAACGAATTGCACTTGAAAAAAGAAGGTTAAATCAACTTAGCGAAGGAAAATCTCGTGATTTGCCAAGTAAAGAGGATGCGCAATAATGGCTACTTTATCTGATTTAGTTTATAACAACGATTATAAAAAATTAGGTCCTGCGCGTGCTGCTATCGGACAAGGTTTAATGATGGGTTGGGGTGATGAAGCCGAAGCATGGCTCAGATCAAAACTCAAAGATGATGAATATGAACCCGAACTTAAACAGATTCAAAGTGAATACGGTAAATATTCAGCGGAAAATCCAAACACATCAACTGCACTAGAGTTTGCTGGTGGTGCGCTTCCTGCTGTATTTGCTCCAGAAGTGTCGTTGCCAAAAATATTAGGATCAGCAACCGAAGGTGCGTACAAACGCGGTATGGGATTGGGAGCAGTTCAAGGTGCGATAGCCGGTGCTGGTAATGCAAAAGAAGGTGAGAGATCAATGGGTGCGCAATACGGTGCGGCTTCTGGTGCTACGCTTGGAGCGGCTGTTCCTGCATTGATGAGAGGTACGGGTGCAGGACTAGGTTGGCTTAGAGAACGTTTAACACCGACTGAATCTGTTATTGAAAACCGAGCATTAGGTAAAGTAGCTGAAGCTATAAAAGAAGACGAATTAACACCGAGCAATATAAATCGTACAGTCATGTATGATCAAGCTCGCGGTATTCCTTCTACGATAGCTAATGCATCACCTTCACTTGTTCATCTTGCTGATACGATGGCGCAACGTAGCGGACCTAGCGGACGTTTGATTGATCAAGTTTTAAATGAACAGAAAGCCGGAGCGCGTGAACGTACTTATCAACGAGCGCGTGATGAAATATCAACGGGCAATTATTATGAAGATGCTCAAAGATTATCAGACGATCTCAGAGCAAAAGCACAACCTTTGTACGACGCGGCTTATGCGCATGGTGAAGTTAATGATCCAGTAATAAATGAATTATTAACGTCACCTAGATTTCAATCATTTTTCAGAAAAGGTCAGCAGATAGCAAAAGATAAACAGATAGTTGCTAGGGCGAACGGTGAAGATCCATCTCAATATGAGTTGCGTAATATTTATTCTGCTGATCCAGTTACCGGTGAAACTGTAGTCAGCACTTTGCCAGACGTTAGAACGCTAGATTACATTAAAAAAGGCATTGATGCGCAAATCACGTCTTTATTTAAAGCAGGAAAAAGCACTGACGCTTCTAATTTAAAAGACATGAGAGAGGTGCTTTTAAATAAATTAGATGAAACTGTTCCCGCATACAAAACAGCTAGACGCGAGTATGCAGGTGACAAAGAAGTTATTAACGCTATGGAAGCCGGTTACAAAGATTTTCCACATTTAAATCATGAAGAAGTTGAAAGCATGATAGGAAATATGAGTCAAGCTGAAAAAGATGCGTTTAAAACTGGTGTGGTTAGAAATATACACAGTATAGTAATGGATCCTAGTAACAATATAAATGCCGCAGCTAGAGTTATTAGATCGCCAGAAACGCAAAAAAGTTTAAATGCATTATTTGATAGTCCTGCTCAATTTGATTTATTTAAAGCCGCTATGTTGCGTGAAGCTCAACTTTATGACCAAGCTAATCAAATCATGGGTGGTGCGCAAACTGGTCGCAGAATACAAGCTCGTGAGCGTTTTGAGCAAGGACCGGACGTTGGTGGAGTAGTTTCGGATGCTATTAGAAGTGGTTGGAAAGACTCTCTTATGAATTTAACAACTGACGTTATCAACAGTTCACAAATGTCAGATAAAGTAGCTCATAAAGTATCTCAACTTTTAATGTCAAAAGATCCGCATGAAGTAGCAGCGGCAGTGAGAGCATTAGAAAATTACAATGCAAAAGCAAAAGTTGGCGCAAAAGCGTTAAACAGAGCAGAGTTAGCAGGTGTGGGCGGTATTGGTGCTGCTCAATATTCACCACCTACTTATGAAAGTGATGCCCGTCCGTCAATTTATGATGCGTTAGAAAAAAGAAACTCTACTGAATCTGAACAGCCGACACGTCCATCAATTTATGATGCGTTAGAAGCTAGAAGAAATAAAAACATTCCTGGTGGTAAAATGGGAGCAACTGAGTAGTCACTCCCGCGTTAATTGTACTCTCCTCTCCCCCGCTCATGCGGGGTTCTTTTTATTCAGCTTCAGCGTCTTCAATTAACTGTTGAGTTATACGTTTTTCATCTTCCTTAGTCAATTTACGTTCAAGCCATGGAGCATGTCTACCTCTGCGGTCATAAACTTTAAACTCAATATCGTCCCAACCACCTTTGTAATCCCAGTCACTAGCCCAAGTCGAGTGATCAGGTTCACTATAGTAAGCGCTAACTATTTCTGCTTTGCAAGGGATACCTTGTACGTTTACGTCAATCATTATTTATACCTCGTTTCATAAAGCCATCGTGCCATGAGTAACGCCTCTGCTCGATCGCTGTGTTTTTTAAGATTAATAGGAGCTTCAGGGAACATACGCACAGCTAAAGACCGGCTTAATTCTTTGTCACTCGTAAGTTTGAAGTATTTTTTCCAAGTCGCCGGAGCAACGTAAACAGTTTCAAAACGACATGCAGCGATAGAAGACCGAGCACATCCGAAGCTATCTCCTAAGCTGAAAATAGAAGATGAACCTTGTCCTGGCATCGCGTTGACACGCTCTAAAACAACGCACGTGAACTCAACAGCTGATGCGTGTTCTCTCAATATCGTAATAAGTCCGGCAGGGTCTACCTCGTTTTTAACGACGCCAGAACCCTTAGCAACCGTGGGCATGTCTAAAACAGTTACAAACACGCCGTTGCTCAAGACGCCGATAGCGCCGGTGAGTCCTGGGTCAATACCGATAGTTATCATAACGCCTCGTAATGTTCACAGCCTATGAGCTGTTTATCAATAGGTAGAGTTTCGCTGTCAAGTTCGCAAACCCAAGTGCCGTCAGTGTAAGGAACACATTGACTGCATGTGCGGCAATTTTTAAGCGGTTCTACGTTTTTAACACACACTTCTTTCATATCACAAAATTTACATCCGAAGCTATTTCCGTCATCGCTAATACCGGCGGGTCTGAGTCGAGCAGCAACCAGTTTATCTACTTTTTTGAGTAACTTTTCCTGCTCGACTTCGTCACGTTCTATAATTTCAACGTGAAGTTTCTCATCATCTTTACACACACCAATGTAAAGCGCTCTGTCAAAATTAGCTAGTTTCATACTGATCTGAACTTGAGCGTAATGTAGAGGTTTTTCAGACTTAACACCTTTCTTTACTACTGATTCAAAATTCTTTTTATTATGAGTTTTGATTTCAAGTAACATAGCGTCATCGTAACCGCTCACACCTTTAATTATACCATCAATTTTAGTTATAAAATGTTTACTGCTGTCTGTGTACTCAAATTGTTTATCGGTTTCTTCATTTTTGTCCCAAACTTGATACCCAGCGCGTCTCAAATCTTGAACCACTCTATCTTCCTGCCAGTGCCCTGTACCGAACAACCTAAGCATTCTACCTTCAAAGTTTTTTCGGTTAAATCCTCGCCAGTCTAACCATATGTTACGCGGACATTCTTCACCTATAAACGATGACCCGAGTCTGCCGAGGTAAATGTCTGGTTTTCTGTCTTCTAACTCATAACCGGCGTAAATGCGATTGATAACGTCTAGTTCTGGTTTTACTGGTATAGCCACCATGTCATGTCTCCTAAGTTATAAAAAGAGAGGGCGTCGCCCTCTCTCCTGAAGCTAAATTAATCCCAAGGATTACCAGCTTTTGCTGCGGGAGCAGGCGCTGCTGCTTTCGGCGCGGGTTTTGCTGCTGACTCAAACAAAAAAGCGTTGATGCGGTTACCGTCAGCATAACCATTATTACCTTTCTCAATCGCGACATCTGCTTTAAACGGTTTCTCAAGTAACTTATCAGTGTCGTCTGCGTCTGGTTTACCGCATGCAGCAGCCCAAGCTACGATTTGCTGACGACCTATACGCTGCGCTTTCTCACTGGGGTTGTTGATATTGAAATTTTGCCAGATCAATCTACCATCATATTGACCTTTAACAACCTCAAATTTAACTTTAATATATGAGCCGTCTCCTTTGCTAGTAGCTTTCTCTTCAGCTTCTACAGCTTTTAGAAAATACTCTCCTGCGGGAATCGGATCAAATGAACCTTGTGCGCCGGTGTCTGGTGTTACTTCTGTTACGTCAAATCCAAATTTAGCCATGATATGTGCTCCTAGTTATTTAATGATTGGTAATAATTTTTCAAGATTTTCGATAGTCATCTCAATATCTTCAGGACATGAATATCTATTTTTTGCAGCAAACGCGGGATTTTCTACAAAGTGAAGCAATCGCTCACCAGTAGTAACGCCGCGTGATTTCTGAGCATTAAAACCTGCATCAGATTTACGAATAATCACTTTAAATGCAGCAAACGCAAGTACGTCTGCCCACTCTTGTAACAAGGCGTTACAGCGATTAGGTAACTTGGGTTGATAACGATCGTACGGTTCAGTGCGAGGGTCTTCAAATTTAACAACGGCAGTATGAGCAATCAAAACTACATTCATACGGCGTTTTGCACGTAATGCGTCTAAACCTTGTAGTATTTCACGGAACTCTTCAGCAACGTACATTTGACTTTTGCCGAATGCGAGATCTTTTGCGTCATGACTTGACTCAACACCACGAGTGATTAACGGCTCTACTAACCAGTCTACTGAGTCAATGACGACCGTTTTAAAGTCGTGATCTTCTTTGATCAAAGTTTTAATACTTTCAACGACGTCTTCTATCGTGTTTGCACGCGGAAAACTGACGACATCAAGTGAGTCTAATCCGTCTTCTGTACTTATAAAAATAGGATTAGGAAATTTACTCGCTAAAGTAGATTTACCGATACCGTGTCCACCGTATATGCAAATACGAGCGGGGACGTCTTGTTTGCCTTTTCTGAGCGTTTCTTGCCAATTTGACATGTTTGTTCTCCTCTAATTGAAGCGGTTAGTCGTCCGCTGTTTCATCATTAAAATTACCACTATTAAACATTTCCCAGTGCTGAGGTACATATTGAAACGAATTACGATCCCAACTCAACACATTAATCGTATCATCTAACTCAGTTATAATCGACATGCAAACGCCGCAAAGCGTAGGATCGCCGATCATCAATAAATAATCTCCTGCTCTCCAGTCTTTCAAAACTCTACGAGCTTTAGAAATCATATTAGGAGTATTGTACGGTTTCTTCGGGTTTCCGAATACGGCTCTAAGTACTCCGTATCTTTTAGCGTCTGATAGATCTTTGTTGTTATCAACTTGAACTACGAACACTGTTTTTTGATTTGTATCATTCATTTTTACGTTTCCTAGTTTTCTTAGGTGGAGGAGCTATTAATTGTAATTGCTCTGCTGTTAAATAATTTGAACAACCCACAGCCACCGCTATTTTTATCGCCTCTTTAACATACCATTCATAATCTAAATCCTCAGGATGTTTAATTTTATCAAGTAACGTCATACAAGCCTTTGCACCTTCTGTTTTAGGCACTTTATTACCGTTTGACGCGTATTTTATCGGTTCGTTATCCGTATCTGTAGATTGATACCAACGTACCACTTTACCTAGGTAAACACCGTTTTGCTGCCCGCCGCCGGTCACGTTACGAGCACTGATGAAATCAGTGAACGGCGCGTTATAAATAGTAGACTCAAAAGATGACCCGTGAGCTAACCATTGACCTACAGCGTCCGCTGAAACTTGAGCTGTCGGGTTTTTTCTAAGTGATAAGGATGCGTAAATACCTTTAACTTTCAACTGTCTATTTTGCTTGATCGCTATGTAATTATTAACGTCTTTCATAGCTAAAGCTCGATAGTAAGTGTACTCAAAGTTAAACTTAGAAATTTTACTAAATTCATCTACTATTTTTTCTACTAACGTTTTCTGATCTTTTTTAAAGAAGATAGCAATACCGTCAGTATTAGCAGAAAGCGTGACAATTTCTGCTGTTTCAAGCCACTCAATCAACATGAGCAGTGTAAATTGCCCTGTCAATGTTACTGCTAGCATCAAATCAGGAGAGTACAACACTGAGTGTTTACTAGCTAGTTTACCGAACGTACCGTTTAACGAAATTTTAAGAGTAGCGTCCGTCGTTTTATCACCTGATCTTTTAGCTTCAAGACGCTGCTCATAAATTTTACGATACTCATCTACGAACTGTTTACCTAATAACGCAGGGACAAATCCGCATTCTAAGATAATACTAGGATAAAAAGAAGCCGCGTCAATGTCACATATGTAATCTTCTCCTGCTATGTGACACACTTTTTTATCGTGAACGCTATGAACTCCACCTACTCCTAGTTGATAAGAACCCGTACCGAAACTTATAATTTCAGATCCTAAAAACTCAGGTAATTTAACATGACCGGTCACTGGGTTCATTTCAAAAACATGACTCGCTGTTTTATCTAAAAGCTGTTGAAGTTTAAAAGTTTTAAATTTCAAAAACGAAGGCGGTGTATATTGTATCGTTTCTGGTATTTTATTCTTAGTATACTTCAAACCCATACTAGTCACGTACGCAGCTTCTGCCATTTGAGCGTCAGATTTACTACGCATATCTACTTTGTACCTACGACTCATTTCAACTCTAAGCAACACTTCACTTTCAAGTTGTTTGAGTAATTCTTCAGTCGTGTCAACGTCATTGTGACAATATTCTAATATCTCTGTTTCTTGATCTTCAGTTATCATGTCAGTATGAGCTATCGGCATGTCTTGTAACTTAGGCATGTGCATTCTTGCGCCATACGCTTTCAAACCGACAAAAGAAGGTGACACTTCTATCAAATCTATATTATCTCCCATGACGTCAAATAAATCAAATTTACGCATAGCTTCCCAGTATCTCAAACGATTATTGATCACATCGTCAGCTATGCGTTTTATTTCAATTTCAGATCTACCCGCACAAAAGGCAGCTACAATAATGTTATCAAATGATCGACTGTTAAAACCGACTAACGTCTCAGCATTTGAGTTTATAAATGATTTTAATTTTTCGGGAGCGCCTGTTTCGTGACGCCATAAATCAAACCATTCCCCAGTTTCTATGTTTTTAGCGCAAAACAGAGTCCGGTTGGGTAACGTCTCCGTATCAAACGCCCACGTACTCATCGGTCTTGATCCACGTATCCGCACATATCTACTAACTCATTTTCAACGCGATTTGTTTCTATTTCGATGAGTTTTTCAAGATAGTGTATCGCTTTGTTTAAATCTTGAACAGGATTGCCTTTCAAATAACAACGCTCAATATACTTCGTTGCGCAACCCTGAAAATAATTTAAATTAAGTCGATTAACACGATCCCAATGCTCTTCTCCGCCTCGTTTGTAATGCGTACCGCCGATTTGTTTTTGATTAGCAGCACTCATGCTCCGTACTCCTTAATTAAGTTAAAAATCTGCCGTTCTCTACCGTCTAATGACATTTCTTCAGCATAGCTAATGTATCGGTCAAATATAGAGCGCATACGTTTATTACCTAGTGAAAGTTCACGTGCGCAAAACAAAGCGCCTTGAGCTATATCAGACAATTTTAAAACACGTTTGTCTTCAGCTGACAATTTAGGCATATAAATACCGACATTACTCATGAGACGTTCTTCTAACTCATCAACTCTTCCTCCGATACCGAACTCTCTTTTTGCAGGAGAAGGTATGTCACCGGTTTGATGCTCTGCAAGGTCATGACAAAGTGCCGCAAATAAAAGGTCACGATCAGCGTCTGGTTTGAAAATCAAACAAAGCATAGCCACGCCGTGTGAATGATGACCGACAGTTTCAGAAATTAAAGTAGTGACGGTGTGATAACGCTTTACTTCAGCACCTGCGATGATAAAATCTAGTGTTTCTTTCATAAAGTTCTCCAGTTAGTAGTTATGTTTAAAAATTATAGTCATGTTTTTACGTAAAAGCAAATTATTTTCTATCATATGTCGAACTCAAAATAGAATTTACTTTATTCATTTCAACGCTGTTTTCTAATATACGTTGTTTTTTATCTCGACGATCTATCCACTCAAAAGCAGCACGTCTCCAATCATCTGCTTGTATCTTTGCCGCGTAGCATTTACCGTCTCCCACGCCTGTTTTTCTCATTTTACTGATCATAGCTAACGGATGAGCAACTTGCCAGAAAAATGGGTTTGCATACCGAATACGCTCATTAAACGGGTCTTGACAAAACAGTTCACACTCAAATAAAAACAATTTGTATTCACTATTGAGCAGTATCGGCTTCGGTCTGACGACACCGGTAAGGTAATAGTCATATTCTTTTGCGTTCGGCGGTACAGATAAATAATTACCGATGTCGTAAAGCTCAGTGTAAAGGTGTAAATTGTTAGACATTTGACGATAAACACCGACATGCATACTCAAAGCAGCTGCTACAAACTCTTGAAGAAAGCTGAAATGAACAGCATTAGCACCATAAGCTCCCCACCAAATGTCGTTACTACGGTTGAAAACCGTCATATTTAATCTGTTATTGTGGATATCAAATACGATTTGAGTGTTACACGCTTTGTCTTTTGTCTTTTTGTGTAAATCGTCTGAGTCCCACATTTGAATAACGGCTTGACGACTGTTGGGTTCACGACGTAGCAACTTTATCACTTCATCAATTTGATCGAATCCAAAGTGTTTACGCCATCGATACCCATAAGCAGCGTTGAACACTTTTGTGTCATCAGAAAAATCAGCCATTCTTTTATTAAATTGCTGTAAAAATGAAACATCATTACGACCGGCAAGCATCCATATCGACTCCATCAAATGGAATATAGGGTTGGCGTCTCTTTTCTTGTCAAATAAAACGCGCTCACAAGGATAACGATACGTCGTCAACACGGTTTCAGGAAACACTAACGCCGGTCCGTTACGAGTGTCTTCCGGTTTTAAATTAAGCGTTTTGAGATTCCAAAATATCTCACTAAATGCTTGATTAACATTACGAACGTTAATTTCCATAATTAAAACTCCGTTTCTGGTCTGTATTGTGTTTTTGGTTTACCTTCATTTAAAACTGTTCGACAGTATTTACTGTACTCACACATGCAGTTTTGAACATCGTGAAGCGTCATGTCATCTATTTCTAAAACATCAAGTATTAATTTAAATATTTGACGTAGTTTTAGATTAAACTCTTCTTGAGTCCAACCAGCGGTCGGTGCTCTGTTAAACAAATAATTTAAACCGCGTGAACTTCCAGGACCTATCGGAGCGTACGTAAATAGATCATCAGCAAAACATAAATGCTTCGTTGAGTATGTCAAATCAGCAGCAACTTGACCGGCTATAAATGTACTTATACCGAAGCATCTACTCATAGCGTTCACAAACCGTTCAATCGTAAGACCGTCACCTTGCAGTGTTTTTTGAATATCATCTGCTTTTAAAACAGCGTCACCGAGTATATATTTTGCCACGGCTCTTGACTTATTGCCTCCTGGCTCCATCTTTGTCGGATAAAGCATGTACGCGCCGGAATACACTTTGCTGCCGGTTTCTTTTAAAGACTCTAATACTGACTCAAAAAGCTCTGCATCAAACTCAGAAGGCGAACACGGAATAACGCTATTTTCCCAAAGAGCCGCGATAGTAGGTGGCCAGTTAATAAGTCTAACGATCAGAAGGGTAAACCACAAATCTGCTCGATCTTCATAAACATCAATTATGTTTTCTATGATCCACTTAGAAACACGGTCATCACTACGATGAATGTTAGTAAATTTATATTTATCTAATACGACGTCAGCAGTCCAAGGATGTTCATACCCGTTTTCACGGGCGATACGTATAGCTTCTCTTTCCCAGATAAAATACAACAACCCTTCAAGAGATCGAACAGTTTCCGGCGTTGGGCGCGGGTATGGGCATTCATCTATCATTTTCGTATTCTCTAATTATTTTAAGTAAAAGTTCATGAGTGTTTGTGTGATCTATAAGACGCACATCATACCCACCGGCGTTTTTTAAATTTTTATAACAGTTAACGACAGAGTCAAATTTATCAATCAAATTTTTAGGGTTAAACTCTTTGTCATTACCGGCAGCTAATCGTCTAGATCTAACGCGCTCAATACAAAGTTCCTTAGGGGTGTCTAAAAAAGCGTAAACGTCACACTCAGTAGGATGAATCGTTTGTGTCACTTGACCGGCTAAGCCACTCGCAGAAACTAAAGCACCTTCGTAAATCACATGACCGTACTGATGCGCTCTCATTATTCTATCTGCTATTTCTGCTTGCGTGTTTATAGAGTCAGTACCGCCGCAAACATTGTCGTATTTACCGATAACGTAAAGTGGAACAAATATACCTGCTTCTGATAAATCTAATCTATAACCGGCTATTTTGTTATTTGTTTTTAACACTTCACTCGGATACGTGTTTATAAACTGACGCACTGCTGTCGTTTTACCAGAACCGAAAGTGCCAGCAACTCGCAATATAATTTGCTTCATATAAAATACTCCGCTCTGTAAGGAACGCCGGTCTTCGTGAAAAACGCAGCTTTCTGATTTAAATTTAATTTGTCTTTACTACATTCTGAGCGTAACCACTCTGGTAAATGATCTTCTCTTATCTTTTTGAAAATAGAAGTACAAGAACTCAAACTACGTGAGTCATACCATTCAATACGATCCTGAGCCATGTCGGCGTACACTCCTGGATATCTTCTACCGTAAAAATGATTTTTAAACGTGCAGAGATTAGACTCTAAAGTAAACCTACCGACATTTTTAACAGTAGGATTAGCTTCGCTAAAATCATTTATAAAGTCATCGGCTTCAGATGCTAACCAACTGCACATCTTATTGAAATTTTCATAATTACCGTCATGACTATTAGGTTGGCGTTTGTCCCAGACTAAATGATCTTGACCGGTCAACAATAGCATACCATTACGATGTGACTTACTACCAGATTTATCTTCAAATAACAGGTCATCACAGTCAGTACCGAAACCGTTTAAATACACGTACTCTAAATAACTGAAAGAAGAAAGCCTTCCGAAGCTCTTATAACCAGTACTAACCAGTTTCCAAAGTTCTGCATACGATTTACCGGTCAGCATTTTCTCTTGAGTACCGTGTTCTTCAACGAGCTTCGCATAAGACTTTATAGCGGCTAAAGTGTCTTTCTTTTGATACCGGCGATCAGTGTCAAATTGAAGGTCATCCCAGTTCTCATTAAAGAACTTTTCAAAGCTCATCAAACGAGATCCCGCAGGAGGAACATTAGGAAGCATTCCCCAAAGCCGTAATGAAGTTATAGGGTTTTGTGTCATACCGTTCAAAAAAGCAAACCAGAGCTTTTGTTCATTATCCCATTTAAATATACGCGCTAACTCAGGCATGTAAAGATAAACGAGTCCAGGCATGACATCATTGTCTAAATTCATTTTATAGAGCTTGTCAAAATACATCATACGATTTTCAGGTAGTCTGAAATCATCCATCACATTCTCCTATTTCAATTAAACCTTCAGGAGTGTTTTCTCCTGATAAAAACCAAATACCGTGATCACCTTTAAAAAACCAAATAGGAACTCCCATAACTTCAATTTGTTTGAACCAAACCACGTCATCAGCATCTGACGAGTTTCCTTTGTAATGTGTAGCGCTCATAGGAACTTCAGATTTCATATTTATTTTCTCGTATAAAAAGGTTCAATAACTTTCATTTGAGGAGCAGAACCGACAATCCAAAAACCTAAGTTACCGCTGTCAGTTATCTGGTTAGTACCTTTAAGCCAGCGCCACATTTTTGCTTCATACGTCGGATGAAAATTGATACCGTCAAATGATTCACCGTTAAAATGATCGCTATACTTACTGTAACCGGTGTCATGAAGACTGTAATGATCCCATTTGAACGGCAGCTTGTTTAGGTCAACACCAATGTAGTTCAACCGCTCTCTCATCCAGTCACGCTTGTCAGGACCGATACCGACTGTAAATAACTCTTGAACGTTTTTAGGGTCTCTGATCAACCCTATCATGATACTGGTGAGTGAGTTACAAGACCCTGCGGGTACAATCAACTTCATCACTTCATCAGGTATATTAGAAATCTGATGAGCGCCTACTTCATGAAATTTACGTACATCTTCTTCTGGGTATCGATCATGAGGAACAGTTATACCGTACTCAACGACTAGCGAACTGTCCTTAGTTAAATCAGCAACTTTACGCTGCAAGATTGGGTTGTACGGACCAGAAGCGTATTCAAACTCAGCTCCGAAACCGTGCGCTATACGCGGGTTATCGTGTCTCAACACGGTGTCCGGTTTACTGTAAACGATTTGACGAGCAGGTAAATCATAATGTGAACCTACGATCGCACTCATACTCAACTGAGGAGACTGTATGCTTGCTCCGGTCACGATGTGATTTTTACCAGTTTTAAATCTATTAACGTACCAGATCAACTGTCGCATTTTACTACCGTTCGGACCGCCGTAACCGAGCGGCGCAAAGTAGTCTTCACGTTTGAACCAAACGCCGTTATGATTTTCCCACGGCGTGTAATCAGCTAAATGTTCTTCCCAGCGTACTTTAGTTCTATCAAGTGAATGAACATCAAAAATTGAACCACTCATATCATTCCCCAACCAATCATAATAACTCCCCAAGCTAACCTAGCCAGCAACCCAACGAACCAGAAAAACATCAAGAACACCGCAACTATTCTCACACCGTCCCAAAGATCTTTAAACCACTCAAGTATTTCTTTCATTTTACACCTACTTGTAAGTCACCCTTCGCACTTCTCTCCATTTCATACACAGTGAAAATTTTACCTTCACTGATAATGAACTCACCGATGTTGGTTTTCACTACTTCTTTATAATTAGCGTGTGAGTAATTAACCCAAAAACCGACAAGCACAGCGCCTAAAACAAAACCAATAGCAAAAGCTAAGTATTCTGAACTCGTCATAACCACTTTATTTTTCAACAGATCAAGGCTCATCTTTATCTCCTAAACATTAACTAACATAAATTTACGATCATTTATTTCAATAACAGCTTGCTCACCTTCTTTTGCAGCGGCGTAGAGTTGAGCTGTCAAACGATCCTGCTGCGCACTGGTCATCCAGTCTTTGTGTTCACACCACATACGGTATGCATTTTTCCAAGTATCCTTAGTGTTAAGACAAATGATAGTGCGATCTAACTTTAATGACTCCTTCATAGCAGGTCTGATAGAATCATTATTAGGTTTTTCTACTGATTGAGTAGAAGGTTGTTTTGACATCAAATTTTTAAAAGTTTCTATGCAGCGGCGTTCGGCTGTTTTACGATCACTAAACCTTTTAATAGGTGTCTCATTATTACGATTGTAAAATGCGATCAGCTGCGGGGTAGTCATACTAGCAAAGCTCAATTCGTTCATTTCGTTCTCCTAAAATGCGCGGTTGTTACACCGCGCTAGATTGTTTTTATTTTGCTTTCAATACTGCTAATTTTAATGGGCAATCAGGTGTCAAACTTGTTAAATGACAACCGATACCTCCCCAAGTGATGAATCCGAATTCATCAACAGTTCCGACTAAACCGTTTAATTTAAATGTTTTCATTACCATTCTCCCCATGCGCAGTTTTCTTCTTGTTCTTTATGAAGTTTCACGTATGCTCCGAGTTCTTTAATAGCTTGATCATAAGTTGTTATCGTTTCATCTAACAACTCTAATACATCTTCTTGAGGATAGCATTCTATGATCCAGTCCCACCCTTTCTCATACCGCGCCATAGCGTGGTCATGAATTTTTTCAACCCATTTAGTTCTGTTCGCTTTCATGTCAATTCTCCTACACTTTATAATGGACAGGACGTTCGTAACGACCGTCGTTTTCACGGGTAACTGAGATGAGGCGACCGTCCGCAACGATGCGTACAGTTTCACCGTAAGAAAGGTTCAAGCCAAGTGGCCAAGAGTCGGTAAGATTTTCAGATTCGAGAGATTGGTTGAGTGTTTCGAACCAATTTTGTTTTGATACACGTTTCATTTTACACCTCAGTTATTAGTTATATTGTTGCACACACCTTTCGGCTTGAAAAGAATTATACGTACTTTTTTCAGCAAGGCAACCGTTATTTTTTAAATTAATAAAAATATTTTTAACCGTTTGAAACAAACGTATATTTCTTAGGCTTTCCACGGTTTAAAAATTTTTAAAAATATTTTTTCTCATCGGCGGCAACCGCCGAAAGCACCGAAAAATATTTTTTATTCAAGGGGTTGCCTTCTTGAAAGAAGTGAACTATAGTTTTCTTCCATAACCCATAACTACGAGAGAAATATCAAATGAAATTAAGACCTTATCAACAGAAAGCATGCTCTACAGCCCTAGTATCATTAGTTAACGGAGATCATCCTGTTCTTCAATTAGCCACCGGAACAGGTAAATCTTTAATCATCGCGGCTATGGCTGAACACTTTAAAATGCAAAACAAACGTGTGTGGGTGCTCACTCATATTCAACAGTTAGTTAAACAAAACGCAAAAACTTTTCAAGTATTCACTGGTCACTCGGCAGGGATAGTTTGCGCAGGACTTGATAAAAAAGAAACGCGCTCAACTGTTACTTACGCTACTATTCAAAGTATCATCGGCGTACTTGATGAAATACCTGATCCTGATTTTATTTTTATTGATGAAGCGCATCGTGTACCTCACAATGAAGGCGGTGCTACGCTTTACGCTTCTATTTTAAGTAGGTATCCGAAGGCGCGTCGAGTAGCGTTTACTGCTACGCCTTGGAGGATGGACAACGGAATCATTTACGGGGAAGGTGATCATTTTTGGTTTAATGATTTAGTATTTAAATATACTGTACCTGAAGCTGTTGATGACGGATGGCTTTGTCCTTTGATCGGCGTTGAAACCGCTCATCAATTAAATATAGAAGACGTAAATGTCAATAATGACTTCATTCAATCTGAAGTGAGTGATTTACAAGTTGATGACTGGCTTGAGTCAGTTGCTCATTCTATATTAGAACTAGCGAGTAAACGTAAACACATCGCTGTTTACTGCCCGAATATTGCGTCAGCTATGAAAACTTCTCAAATAATAAAAAGAATCACTGGGTGGGAAACTGATTTTATAGCAGGTAATATCAACACTGTCATGAGAGATTACGTTCTCGGTAAATTTGAGAGCGGTAAAACGCGAGTTCTTTGCTCAGTTGACATGATAACCACTGGTTTCGATTTTCCTGCTCTAGATTGCATCGCTGTACTAAGACCTACGCTGTCTTCTTCTCTTTGGGTTCAAATACAAGGTAGAGGAACAAGACTGCATCCTGATAAAAAGAATTGCCTCGTACTTGACTACGTCGGTAACTTACAGCGGCTCGGAGGCGTTGACATGTATGAAACATACTACCGTCAAGCGCTTGATGAAGAGTTTCCGGTAGAATTACCGGCAGTGCCGACAAAACCTTACGTAAAGAAAGAGAGGGTGTTTTATCCTGGTGTACGTACGATCAAACCGATCGATCCGATGACTGGGCTTGAGGCAACCGATAATTCAATCATATTAGCAAAGGTGAGTAATGTTAATTGCGTTGCGCTTCCGACCCGTAAAAATCCTACTCAACCTGTCGTCCTTGTTCAATACGCGTGCGTTACACCGGAAGGTGCTCGTATTGACGGTTCTACATTTATAAACACTGAAAACCCAAAACAATCAGACATCGAGTTTTTCAAAAGGCGATCGCTCGCGGTAAACTTACCGGCTCTTGCTAAGTCTTTATCTTGGCAGCTTAAAAATGCTCGACAACCTGTTCAAGTTTCTTTACGTAAATCCGGAAAATATTGGAACGTAGTCGAGGAATATTTCGGAGAATTAAATGATAACTAAAACGCCTAAGCATATCTGGGCAGTAGACTCTAATGCGCCTACGAACCTAGATTATGCGTTAGCCTATTCTAAATTAAACTGGCATGTTTTACCGGTCTGGTCTGTTGACATCAACGGGCAATGTAGATGCGGTAAATCTAATTTAGAAAAAGGACACAAGGTCGGTAAACATCCTCACACTGACTTAGCACCTCACGGACATCAAGACGCTACTGTAGATGAACAGACAATCAGAGACTGGTGGGCTGTTGATCCTGATGCGGGTATTGGTATTAGTCTTGCTGACTCTGGCTTACTGGCTCTTGACATTGACCCGAAAAATGGCGGTTATGACTCATTAGAGATATTAGAAGCAGAACACGGGGTAATGCACTCAGACTGTACTGCGATAACTCAGGGAGGAGGAGAGCACCGGTTATTCACAGCTGATCAAAATATGTCCTACCCAGGAATGCTCGGCGCGGGTCTTGACTTAAAGCATAACGGATACATATGCGTCATGCCGACACTCGGACCTTCCGGTGATTATAAATGGGCAGCGGGTAGATCACCTCTCAGTCAGTCAAGACCGGCAAAACCTTCTCCTCTACCTCAACTGATTGCGAGTAAAGCTCGTGCGCCGGTTAGTTACAGTCTTACTGAGCGTTCCGGCGTTCCCGTTGCTACTGCTCAAACTTTTGATGATTTACGATCCGCGTTGAAGTATGTTGATGCTGATGACTATACGACTTGGGTCAATGTCGGCATGGTGCTCAAACCTTATGGAGAAAACGGCTATAAAATATGGACTGAGTGGGCAAGCGGTAGTGATAAATTTGACGCGGCTGCTCAACGTAAGAAGTGGGAACGTGACATTGACACACCTCACTCAATAACCTATCGATCGATTTTTCGTATGGCTATTGACAGTGGTTGGGCAGGTAACTCGACTACTGACAAAATAGAAGTAGACGTGCCGAAGCTGCATCCGTTTAGTCTTAAACTGGCAGCGCCGGTCGGTGTTCATGACGTTACGGTGTTTGAATATCTTTACGATGATTTCATGTCTACCGGCGTTAACGTTATTGCGGGTGCTCCTGGGGTCGGTAAAACGACTTTGATTGTACCCATGGCGCTCGCAACCGCGCATCTTTGTCCTTATGATTACGCTCTGAAGCCGTCTGTGCGTCGTAACGTGATCATTATAACTGAGTCTGTAGTTCAGGTTCAACGGGTGATATACTCCCTTTATAAATGGGGTTACACTGGGATGGGTCCTGAAGACTTTGACGAACGTGTGCGTGTTATATCTGCTCAGAGATTAAATCCTGAGTTTGTAGTAAAAGTGTCTGAAGAATATAAAAATTGGACGGTTGAAAATGAAAAGAAAAATGGTGAGATGTATATCGCTCTTCCGCTTGTGGTGTTTGATACAGCAAACGCGGTATTTGATTTGGAAAATGAGAACGATAACGCTGAAGTAGGTAAAGCTATGGCATACGTCAAGCAGGCGTTCGCTAACTTTCCTATTATAATAGTAAGCCACACTTCAAAAATATCAGGCATGACTGAGTCTGATTATTTATCTCCGCGAGGTGCTTCGGCTTGGACTGGTGATGCTCAAGGTGTTTACACAGTGTTCAAAGACGGAGATTATGAAGAAGCGCCTCGTGTGCTCAAAGCAGTAAAGGTCAGATTTCCTACCGCGTTTCCTGAATTAGCTTTCGACTTAGTTAGCAATCAAGAAAAACATAAAGACGTCCTAGGTTATGATAAAGAAGTTTGGTTCAGTCACTCTGTCGCCCGTCCTTTGAGATCAGGGGAAAGGCTGCAGTTAAAAGATGATCGAAAAGAAAAAAGAGAACAAGAGACATGGCTCAATGTTTGTGAAGATTTGATCGACCTCGTACGTCGTGAACCTCGCATGAGCCGTACGCATTATGAAAGACTGCCGGTCGCTAATGGCGGCGTCAAAGCTAGTCAAGATCGTAAAGAACGTGCGATCAACAGTTTACTTGAGGATGGCTCACTTGAGCGAATCGAGTTAGAAAAACCGATAGGTCGTGCAAACCATTACCTACGGGTCAACGAAGAAGTAGTACAATCATTTCAACAAAGTAAATACGGAGTCTGAAGGAGAATCCTATGAACATAAAACAAATATTTATCGGCATGTCACCATTTTTGAGAGACAGATTTTGCAGTGAGGTGTTTACGCTGGGCTTAGTCAATGAACTCAATCAAAAACGATTTAACGTGCATTGCCGCCGGTTAGTCAGTCAACACAGAGGAGCGACTAGAACGCTTTATAAAGCACTTTCAAGATTGAGTTTAGAAGAAAGAACTCGTTTCTTTGACGTCATCAGCGGAGCAGTACAATGAGTTTATTAACAAACGAACAAATTGACGAAATTATCGACATGGCAACTCAGCAGGATGAGTTTGCCAAAATTTTAAAATTAAAATTTGATCATTGGAACAAAAATCAACATCCATTTAATGTCAATTGGGATGACATACCGGAAGAAGTGATTGAAGTTCAAGTTAAGATAGACTGGTTGAGACCAGACACCGGAGATTATTACGAAGAACCGTTCTTCATTAAAATTTATAAACGTCCGTTACGCGCTCACCCTCACGCCGAAATCATGATGAAATATGCTGAGGTGGCACAAAGACGTGTTGATCCTTGGGTTGAGTTTGAAATCACATTTGATAAAGATTATGACTGTTGGAGTAGTTGTGATGTTGATATTAGATTTCTTGCTGATGGTAGACGTTACCGACACATTGGAGACAGAGCATGAAATCAATGACGATAAAACAGTTTTTAGAAATAACCGGCATGTCTCAAGCTACGCTCAGACGCAAATTGATTGCGCTTAATGCGTCTCCGGTGGGCGCTACTACTCAAGGTAAGACATCTTGGCTTTGGGCGCTTGACGATTTAGAAAAAGCGATGTCATTGGTTAACGTTTACTTGTCCCCTCGCGGACGTCCTAGAAAATACGGGTGATTTATGAGTCTTGAATCATATTTATATGACAAATATATTGACGAGTTGGTGAATATCTTTGAAGAAGTCTTGGATTCGTGGCAAGCTGGTGAGTCAATAGAGGAAGCTAAACAAATTTACGATAAAGCACGACAAATGCTACCTAAAGATAGAGGATGAGTTATGAGTGAGCAAAAGCCTGTTGGCTATCTATACAAACAGAAAGATTGTTATGGCGAAATTGAAACAGTGTTTAGCTTTGATAAGCCCTATATCACATGGCATAACGTTACAGATGTCACTCCTGTCTACCTAACACCACCAGAACGTGAACTTTTGAGTGCTGATGAAATTTTCAGCATTGGATATAGCGCAGGATTTGCTCTTGATCATGTTGAAAATGATGATGGTTATGTCTACGGCTTTTTAAACGAGTATGGTTATATTGATAATACTTTATATTTTAAGTTTGTCAGGGCAATAGAAAAAGCACATGGCATTGGAGTAGAAAATGAATAAAGAATTAGCCCTCCGCACCATAAAACTGCTGTCAGCATTAGAGGCTTATGCCTTTATGATTGAAAAGTTTATGCTAGATTATCTGCACGACGAGCTTATAACACTTGGGAGTGATTTGGAAAGCATCGTGCTTGATAAGACTATTGAAAACAGTGTGGCTCATGTTGTCACTGAACTTATGAATGCGGGTTGGAAACAGAATGAAAAGAATAAAACTTGAGTTAGGCGGTAAGTACAAATCTCGCAGTGGGGAAGTGGTTACTATACTTGAAAAGATACGCGGTTTACCGCGTTATCCGTACATCGGGGATAATAACCAGTGTTACACTTATTACGGTAGGCAAGATGAAAATGACGATACGTCCGGTGATTTGATTGAAGAGATAGGATAATTATGTTAGATTTAATTGATGATAAAGAGCCGCGTAAAGCTGAAGATTTGAGAGCTTTCTTTAGAACTTGGATTCATTATGATGCTTTTACGGGCGAGTTAACTCGTATCAAAGGGAACGGTACTAAAAACGGAACCAGACCTCGTCCGCTTTCCGTGACAAAGAAGTTCGGAGGTAGAACTAAAACGGTAGGGTATCATATTTCAATATGCTGTCGCTCTTACTCTGTTAATAATGTGATCTGGTGCTACGTGACCGGACACTATCCTCATAATGAAATAGTGTACTTTAAAAACGGAGACAAAGAAGACCGCCGATTTAACAACCTTGAGTTGATGTCAAAGTCAAGACACGCTCACCTCGTTCAAATACGCAACGACCTAGGAGCTACTGAAAATGTCTTTGGCTCTACCGGTTATATACCGAGGATCATAGTACGCGGTAAACGGGTTAACCTCGGTCGTTTTGACGATGCTCGTGAAGCTCGTATAGCTTATATGAGCGCGAAATTAAAACTTAGACAAACACCGGAGAGATTAAATGTTTGATGAAGAAGATAAAATATGTCGTGTTTGTCAATACTTGAAGCCGGCAGCGCAGTTTTACAAAAGACGACACGGTCATCGTCAGAGTGAGTGTCGTGACTGCGCGATTGAACGTAATGTAAAGAATACGGCAGTACGCTACGGTAATACGGAAGGCTCTCTTGATTTGAAAAGATGCCGTCAATTTTTACAAACACACATCATTACGCCGAAAGGCTGGGAGATGACGCTATGTTAATAACTGAACCTCAATGGATTTTTGCATCGCCAGAGTCTTATAATACGATACATGAAGTTCCTGCTTATCAACCGTCTTACACGGACATCAAAGCGCCTACTGTTGACGAACGTATCAAAGCGATCACAGACACGTTGATTGAGCTTAAAAAAGAGCGTAAAGAGTTACGCAAAAAGAAGCATCAAAATATAGCGAAAGCTAATTACTATGAGTTGCAACTCAGTTTGATTAAAAAGGAGAAAGAAAATGGGTGAAATTATTTATTGGGTTACGGTGATCACTATCATCGTTTTCCTGCTCGTTGAGTCTAACATGAGAGATGATGACAATGGCTATTGATGATATAGCAGCGCTCGTATTTTTATTTTTAGGAACTATCTTAGGAGTACTTTGGATATGTCACTGAGACAATGGTTTATTAAAAAGGTGCTACGCCGTTCTGAGCAGTGTGAACACACTTGGGCATACTATAACAGCCGCAAAATAAAGCAATGCGTCAACTATCCTTGCCGCGTTATTGAGCCGATCGACAACGTCATGCCGGCTCACACAAGATGAGCGGGGAAGGCGGTGTGGAATACATTGAATTAAAAAGTGTGAGTGAGGATGAATTAAAATCGTTTAGAAATGACGTTCTTGAAGAAGCCGCACTCAAACTTGAAGAAATTGCCACTGCTTTTTGCTTTGCAGACTACGTAAGGCTGTTGAAAAGAAATTAGGGGCTGTGTGGGGGCTGTGTTTTGATTGTCCTATTTTTGTATTTTGATCGTTCGGTTTGATCGTTCGAACGATTACCCGAACGAACGATCACTTTCCCGCATAATCTCCGATCGTTCGTTTGATTCGTAGGAGGGGGCAATTAGCCCTCCTCCGAAGAACGAACAGAATGATAGCGAACGCTAACGGAGTATAGTTTTGAGGTAATCGTTCGGGGTAATCGTTCGGTATGTTTTTCTGGTTTTACGTAAGTGATTGTTTTCTGAGTAAAAAGTAATCGTTCGTTCGGGGTGTTCTCTCGAAGAGACGAACGATCAAATCCGAACGATTACTTTTCCGTCGCACGGCGGGGTGGGATGCGGAGGAAAAGTCGGAAGTTTTGTTTTTGATTTTTGAGGAGGTATAGTATGGGTAAGTTGAAAGCTGGGGAAAAAGCGTCAAGTGGTACGGAGTTGGTTGTCGTAAAGAAGAAGCCAGGACCTGCTCCGAAGTATGATCGTGAGGCTTGTGTTGCAGTTATTTGTGCTGAACTTGAACGGGGTGTGAGTCTGAATCAGGCGGTTAGGGTGAGCGACGGCTTGCCGGCGATCGCGACCTTTCTTACTTGGGTTGAGGAAGATCCCCGAGGGATTGGCGAAAGATACGCACGTGCCCGTTCAATTGGATATCACCTGCTCGCTGATGAGATCGTTGATCTTTCAAATAAGACGTGCGAGTGGATTATGATACAGGATCTTGACGCTTACGGTAAGCCAATCTATAGTGAGACCGGCGAACCGCGTCTGAAGCAAGTTCTGATGCCTCTCAACAGTGATGTGATTGCGCACACGCGACTTCAAATTGATACGCGCAAATGGATGCTGTCAAAGATGCTGCCGAAAATATACGGCGAAAAAATAACACAAGAGATAACTGGAACTGACGGTGGTCCGATAACAATGGCGTCAGTGGATTTGAAAAACCTCAGTGATAATGAATTAGCAAATATGCAAACCCTGCTCGCAAAAGCGGCAGGATAAAAGAATAACTTCATCAGCGCAGAAATTACTTAATGGTGATTTATCAATAACTGCGTTGGTGAAGTTTTAATTATCAAGTATAGGCATTGGTTTTGGATATTTGTCATGTCCGGTAAGATAATTTGACTGGTTACACCAGTGTCTATAGCTTGATAGTTCGCGCATAGCGCATCGGTAATGGCACGACGCTCAGAAATAGGAGACTTGGGATTGGCTGAAAGTACGCCAACGAATACTGAGATTACTATCATGACAGCTTGGAAAGACAAGCACTATCAAGTCATAACAGACTGGCTCTAAGGTGGTCGCGGTCATTAACGTGATGACGCTGACGCTCTATGGTGTAAGTCCTCACCTGTTATGACTTGATAGTTAATGCGTAGGCTGATACGCGCGGGAATTGACATCGCTTAATTGAACAGGGGAGCATACTAGGTTGCTCACTGGCAGAACCTTCTGCAAGCCGGAGATCAGCACCGGCAACTATCACATTTATTGTTATGAAGGATTGAGTATCTTGGTGTCCTCTCGCACCAGAAAAAGACGGGAGAAGTTTTCGCATCGTGTTTCTTGCAACGCTTCTTCGATGTGTGATACTCAATCGCTTGATAACAATTACTTTTAAAGGTGAATATGAGATACCGCAGTATTCAGAACCCAACATATCAAATAGAAGCTACTGAGTGGTTAGGAGACACAGACCATCCGGTAGTAGTCAATCTCAAACACGGAGACCCGCGAGGCTGGTTTGAGAACTCGTCAGGCTGGCACACCGTTCAAGTAGGTGACTGGATCGTTGAAGGCGGTAAGAACGAGTATTACCTCGTCAAGCCAGAACTGTTCAAACGAACTTATGAACCTGCCTAATGAACGTCGCTGAAATGCTTCAACAAGTAGAGGAAGAGCAGTCGCGTAGATCCGCGTCCGCTTGCCTTTACGAGTTCGTTAAGCAGAGTTGGCACGTCGTTGAGCCAGGAATTCCGTTCATTGCTTCATGGCATATTGAAGAGATATGTGAGCATCTTGAGGCGGTCAGTTCCGGTGACATACAACGCCTGCTCATCAATATCCCGCCACGTCATTCAAAGTCGACTATTGTCAGCGTCATGTGGCCAGCTTGGGAGTGGATCACTGACCCTGCCCAAAAGTTCCTTTGCGCGTCTTACTCCGGTGGTCTGTCAACTCGTGACAACTTAAAGACACGTCGGTTGCTTCAGTCACCGTGGTATCAGAAACGTTGGGGACATATGTTCGCCTTTGCCGGTGATCAGAATGCGAAGCAGCGGTTTGAAAACGACAAAACCGGATACAGGATTGCGACGTCAGTCGGCGGTACTGCGACCGGTGAAGGTGGTTCACGTCTGATACTTGACGATCCTCACGGCGCTCAAGCCGCTCAGTCTGAAGCGATGAGGGAGTCAGATCTTGAGTGGTTTGACATGGTTTGGTCTACTCGTTTGAACAATCCGAAGACAGACGCCATGGTCACGGTCATGCAGCGGTTACACGAACGTGACATCAGCGGTCATATTATTGAGGACATCAAAGGGTGGGAACATATTTGCATCCCTGCTGAGTATGACGGTAAACGTCGTAAAACTGTACTAGGTGAGTACGACCCTCGTAAAAAGAAAGGGGATTTGATCTGTCCTGACCGGTTCGGTGAAGCTGAGATCACTAAGCTCAAGCAGTTACTCGGTGAGTACGGCTCTGCCGGACAGCTTCAGCAAGAACCCGCTCCCGCTCAAGGCGGTATCCTCAAGACGAAGTACTTCAACCTCTGGCCAGCGGATCAAGGTCTACCTCCGTTTGAATACATTTTGCAGTCTTACGACTGTGCGTTCACTGAAAAAACGACCGGTGATCCTACTGCCTGCACAGTTTGGGCTGTGTTTACGTATAAAGGTGAGCGTAACGTTATGTTGATTGACGCTTGGGATGAACATTTGAGCTATCCAGCATTGAGAGCGAGAGCCGTGAAAGACTGGACTACGGAGTACGGAGGGATGACTAAGGACTCGCCATACTCACGTGCGAAGCGTCCTGACCGTATATTGATTGAGGCGAAAGCCAGCGGTCAATCATTGCTTCAGGACTTACGCCTTGCGAAAGTTCCTGCCGTCGGTTATAATCCAGGTCAAGCTGATAAAATTTCACGCGCACATCAAGCCGCTCCTACTTTAGAACTCGGTTTGATCTGGATTCCTGAGTCAAAGAAAAATCCTACTCAAGCCGTGAGCTGGGCATCAGCGTTCATTAAACAATTAGCGAAGTTTCCCGTCGCAGAGCATGACGACTACGTAGATACTTTCACGCAGGCAATCATTTACCTCAAGAATGATAACTGGTTTGAGTTACCGCGTGCTCGTGACGTTGATGAACCTCGTGTTAAAAACCGTGAGAGGGTAAACCCGTATGCCGTATAATCAACAGATGAGAGCGCTGGATCAACAACCTAGCCTAGCTAAGCTCGCTGAAATGCTTCAATCTACTCGTAGCGCTGGTAATCAATACTCAGTACCTGATTGGGTTCCGTTGGTCGGAGGATCCGGTGTCGGTGACATGTTCCTCGGTAAATCACCAGAAGAAATTGAGAACTGGTCTTACGGCAACGCACCTATGCAAGTTCCTGAGATGAGCAGAGTACCTCAATTCAAGAAAGGTCGTGCCCAGTCACTCGCTGATACGGCTATGTTGCTCTCCGGTCCTGCTGAAAGTACAGCGCGTAACGCTGCTGCCGGTAATGTTGGTATGATTATCAAACCGAAAGGCGGTAATTGGCTTGATGACAATTTAAAAAGGGTTTTAAGCAGTTACTCTGAACGTACTTCTGAACCTGTTCAAGATTGGGTTCAAAAGAAATTAGGAAGTTATATTAGAAATGAAATGGGAACACTTGAAGATCCTATCCGTCGTATAGCTGATGAGTGGCCAGCAAAACAAGAAAAATTATTAGCACCTCAATTAAAGAAACGTGACAAGTTAGAAGATTTGATAGCTAAATACGAAGTTGAACCCGTTCCTGCCGGAGTTGATAATCCTGAAGCATGGCGTGCCGCTCGTTTACGTACCTCTCAACGTGATCTTGAAGGTATTAATGATGAAATTGATCGTATACAAAATTATAATCCGTTACATTATACTCCTGAAACGCTTCCGTATTTTAAAACTAATAACATGAAAACTAAACGTGTTAAATCGGGTTATCCGGCAGAAGGTGTCGCTAAATCTGATTTAGCAAAACTTTGGGAACATTACGCTGATGAACAAATACAACCTGACACAGTGGGTGGTATGAAAAACTTTGAAGGTTATTTAGATTCTCAACCTTATTTAAAAAACGCTCCTGACGACACTAAAGTTTATACATTAGACGGTGGGGACACCGGTTTTAATAAAATAGCTCACGGGTTACAAAAGGCGTTAGATACGTATCCTGTTGAATTACCTCCGGAGTTACGTATAAACCCTGAAAAATTAAACCGTATATCTGTACCTCAAGCCGTTGAACACACTGCTAAGATAAATGATTATTTAGCTCAACAAGAAGCTATAGAAAATATGAAACGGTCTCGTAACGAAGCTGTTGTAGATTACAAACAATATCCGGACAAAGGGTTGTCATGGGTTGAAATCAAGAACCCAAACAAAGTGTTAGAAGATCCTTATGATTTACCGGAAGACGCACACGAGTCCGTGTATGAGTTAGCAAGACGTAAGGCACGATCAGAACGTTTAGATCCTGAAAGTGATGATTTCAGATTTAGAGTTGAGGAACTGGTTCCTGAAATAGGAAGTCGTTGGTATAATGCTGATCTTGTAGGTAAAGCTCTGAAGTATGAAGGAGACACGATGAACAACTGCGTCGGCGGTTATTGTGACCAAGTACTAGACAACACATCTCGTATATTTTCATTACGTAACAGTCGGGGTGAACCGCATGTGACGATTGAAACTAGACCGATGGAAGAAGATTTGTATTATAATAAATTGATGGATGAGTTACCTCAAGATGAACAAGCTAAATTAACCGTAGATGCTAATGATTACAATTCGGCTAATCCTCATTTAGGTTATAAAGAATCTGTAATAGAGTTGATGAAAGATCGATACGGACCTCCTAAAGAAAGAATTGTTCAAATCAAAGGCAAACAAAACGCTGCGCCTAATGAAAAGTATTTGCCTGCTGTTCACGACTTTGTGCGCTCAAAAGATTGGTCAAGTGTTGAGGATTTAGAAAACACGTTATTAACAGATTTAAATAAAAGTGGAAGTCAAATGCATCCAGAGTTGTATAAAGCAGCAACCGACAAATACGGTAGGTTTGTTACTGATGACGAATTAAATTCTCTGCGTGATGAATTTTATGAAAGAAATAAAGACATACCTATCAAAGGATTCGCTGGCGGCGGTTTAGTCGGTACACCTCCTACGATGTACGATCCTATGAAAGTAGACGACATCGTTGCATCAATCGATGCTCCTCAAGGTTATGCTGAAGGCGGTTCAGTAGACAAGGACAGTTTGCAGTTAGACAAACCTCAACGCACGCCGAACCATCCTACGAAGTCACACATCGTGAAAACAATGGTAGACGGTAAGGAGAAGATCATTCGATTCGGTGAACAAGGTGCTGAAACAGCAGGTAAGCCGAAAGAAGGTGAATCAGACCGCATGACAGCAAAGCGTGAGTCATTCAAGGCTCGTCACGCAAAGAACATCGCAAAGGGTAAAAGCAGCGCCGCATATTGGGCGGATAAAGTTAAATGGGCAGACGGCGGTAGTGTGTCTATGAAAGATCTACCGTTTAATGATCCCGACCAATTACGACTTTATCATCAAGCGATGCAGCATTTCGACGATTTGATTGACAACACGGGCGGTTCAGTAACTTCTCAGCAAGACGAATTACATCGCAGAGCGATGGCTCATTACGATGATTTAATGGCTGCTTGATCAGCTACTTAATAACAAACAGAGGCACATGATGGCGAAGCAATTAGAAGACGATTACGAAGATCAAAACGAAGATGATCAACAGGAAGGTGAAGACGTCGAGTTCGATGAAGATAACACCGAAGTTGAAGACACTGACGACGGCGGCGCAATCATACGTCTTGAAAATGAAAAAGATGAGCAAGCTCATTTAGAACACTTCGCAAATATTATTGATGAAGTAGATCAAGGTGAGTTGAAAATGTCAATTAACGAATTGATTGACAAAATAGCTAACGATAAAGAAGCACGCGAAAAACGTGACAAGCAATACGAAGAAGGTATTCGCCGTACCGGTTTAGGTGATGATGCTCCTGGAGGCGCTCAGTTCACCGGCGCTAATAAGGTCGTTCATCCGATGCTTGTTGAAGCATGCGTAGACTTTTCTGCCCGTGTTATGAAGGAGATCTTTCCTGCTAATGGTCCTGTTAAAAGTAAGATTGTCGGTGAGAAAGATCAAACAAAGGTAGAGAAAGCAGATCGTAAAGCAGACTTTATGAACTGGCAATTAACCGAGCAGATGGTTGAGTTTCGCGGTGAGCTTGAACAACTCAGTACACAGCTACCGCTCGGCGGTGGTCAGTATATGAAGTTCATGTGGAACTCTTTACATAAACGTCCGGTGTCTGAGTTTGTACCGATTGATGACGTTTACCTGCCGTTCGCTGCTACTAATTTTTACACAGCGGAGCGTAAAACTCATGTACAATATATTACTAAGTTTGAATATGATCGTCGTGTTAAAAGTGGTATGTATATTGATGTTGATCTCGGTGTGCCTACTGATCCTGAATTTAGTAGAGCATCTCAAGCTAACGATAAAATTGAAGGTAGAAAAGACCTTAGTTACAACGAAGACGGATTGCGTACCATTTTTGAAATCTACACATACTTAGACTTTGGTGATGGTCCTGAACCTTACATACTTAGCGTAGACAAGTCTACTGAGAAAGGGTTAGCGCTTTACCGTAACTGGGAACCGGACGACCCTCAAAAGAAAGAGTTGGACTGGATTGTTGAGTTTGCTTTTGTACCTTGGCGTGGTGCTTACCCTATTGGTTTGACTCACATGATCGGCGGTTTATCAGGTGCAGCTACCGGCGCTCTACGTGCTCTACTTGATTCAGCGCATATTCAAAACGTTCCTACTCTGCTCAAACTTAAAGGCGGTCCTGGTGGGCAGACGTTGAACGTACAACCTACTGAAGTTGTTGAAATGGAAGGCGGTGCGTTGATAGATGACGTGCGTAAATTAGCTATGCCTTTACCGTTCAACGGTCCTTCACCTGTTTTGATGCAGTTGCTTGGCTTCCTTGTTGATACCGGTAAAGGTGTTGTGCAAACCACGTTTGAAAAACTGTCAGATCAGAATCCAAATCAACCTGTCGGCACTACGATGGCGTTGATTGAACAAGGTATGGTTGTGTTTAACTCGATTCACTCGCGTTTACACAGCTCAATGACACGTAGTTTGAAGATTTTGCACCGAATCAACAGCGCATACCTGACTACAGAAGACATCGAAGCGCAAATATCCGGTATTGATATTGATCCGTCAGACTTTGACGGTCCGATGGACGTTATTCCGGTAAGTGACCCTGCTATTTTCAGTGAAACACAGCGTTTTGCTCAAATTCAGGCAATTATGCAGCGTTCTCAGCTATATCCGCAGCTATATGACCTACGTAAAGTTGAAGAGATGTTCCTCAGAACGTTAAAAGTACCTGACAGCGAAGTATTGAAGCCAAAACCGGCGCAAGATGACATGGATCCTGTGTCTGAAAACGTAGCTGCGGTTATGGCGTCACCTATTTACGTACTCCCGTCTCAAGATCACATAGCTCATATCATTACGCACATGTCATTCTTGAAATCACCATTGTTCGGTTCTAATCCTTTCATCGCTCAGTCATATTTATTCCCTATGGCTATGCATTTACGTGACCACCTGCTCAATTATTACATGGTTGAGTCACATAACGCTGTAGATAAGGCGCAGAAAGAAGATTTGATTCAAGATAAACCAGATCAACAAGTACCTATTATGTTGCAAGTTCAACAGTTTATTGAACAGCAAATGGGTAACTTCGGTCAAGAACTTAATGCAGTAGCTGAAGAAGCTAAAAAGTACATGCCTGAACCTCCACCTCAGCAGTCTGATAATTCTCTTGAGATTGCACAAATTAGCGCAGGGATTCAACAAAAAGCGTTGGATCAGAGAGCGCAAACTGATCAAGCAAAACTACAACTTGATCAAGTTAAATTGCAAGCACAAACGCAATCAGAACAAGCAAAAATGTCAGCACAACAGCAAGAACGTGTTGAAAAAATGCAATTTGAACAAGCTCGTATTTACGCTGAAGATCAAAGAGCTAGAGCTGAAATACAGTCTCGTGAAGCAATTAACGCGGCTGACAATGAAACTGCTAAAATTATTACCGCCGCAGAATTAGAACATGACAGTAAAACGTCATTGACGACAGGAACCGGCATTAACTTCAATCCTTAGGAGGATAATATGAATGATACAAAAGGCAAAGAAGTACCTATGACTGGCGCTTTCGTAAAGCAACATAAACGTATGGCGGCTGGTGAAAAAGTAGACGGACAAAAATTACCAGCAGCACCTTCAACGCCGAAAACACCAGTGTGAATTTAGAAACGAAATTGTTAAACAAACTCAAAGTAGAACAGCAGACATTTGCGGTTGAGGCTTTGAAGCACCCACACTCACGCGATGCCTTTGAGTACGGGTATCGCGTCGGGACAGTTGCCGGATATGAAGCGGCAATTAATGTACTTTTAAATCTTATAGAAGAGGATAAACACAGTGACAACGACCTTTGAGAATGCAATGATAGAGGCTTTCCCAGCAGTAGATGCAGGTATTCAGCCTTTCGGCAGCCGCGTTCTGATTCAGATTCGCACTCCGAAAAAAGTTTCACGCGGTGGTATTATTTTAGATACCGGAACACAAGATACTGAAAAATGGAACACGCAGGTGGGTAAAGTTATTTCACTCGGACCTCTCGCGTTCAAAAATAGAAATGACATGACACCGTGGCCAGAAGGTGACTGGTGTACCGTAGGTGAGTTTGTCAGAGTGGCGAAGTACGGCGGTGATCGTTGGGAAGTTAAAGTTCCTGATAGTGATGAGTCCGCAATGTTTGTAATTTTTAACGACCTTGATATTATCGGTCAAGTCACAGGTGATCCGTTAGCGATCAGAGCATTCATCTAAAGGAGATGAGTTATGGTAGATGTAATTAGAGAAGATGATGAAGACGTCAATGATGAAATTGAAATCATTGAAAACGAAGAAGATTTAAGTGATGAGGCTTATGATGAGCAGATTGCTAGATCTGATGACAATGACGACGTGGAAGACGAGCGTGAAGCTATCCGTGAACGTCGTAGAAAAGAAAAACTAGAACGTAAAGAGAGAAAAACACAAGCTATCAGTCGTGATAAACTTGAATTAGACTTTCTGCGCAAACGTAATGACGATTTAGAGCGTAGAGTGTCCGTTCAAGAAGTTCGTGCACATCAAACAGACTTAAGCTCTTACGACGCTTACATAGCTCAAGCCGCTCAAGAAGCGGAAATGGCAGAGCGTGTGATCGCAAAAGCTGTTGAAAGTAGAAACGGAGAAGACGTAGCGCAAGCCTTACGTTACCGTGATCAAGCTATCGCGAAGGTTCAACAACTTCAATATCAAAAACAACAGGCAGCTCAACAACGTCCGGTGGTGCAACCGAATCAGCTTGATGATTTAACGATGCATTATGCAAAAGAATTCATCAATGACAACCCTTGGTATGATGCTCAAGGTCGTGATGAAGATTCGGCGATTGTTATAGCAGTTGATCAAGCTCTAGCAAAAGATGGATTAAATCCACAGACAGAAGAATACTGGGATGAATTGCGTAAACGAGTTGCGCGCAGATTACCAGAAAAGTTTAAAAAACAACCGAAAGAAAGAGAAGCTCGTGAAGAACGTACACCACGTGGAGGTCCCGCCGTAGGATCAGGTCGTGAGCATGCACCGTCTTCTACCCGTAAAGAAATTTACATTAGTCCTGAACGTAAAGCAGCCTTAGTTGAAGCCGGTGTGTGGGATGATCCGGTGTTACGAATGAAATACGTCAAGCGTTACGCTGAATATGACCGTAATCAAAAATGATGAATAGCTTGCTTTTTTATTTTTATACAATATACTTATTTTCAATCGCTGAATAGGAGCGAATATTATGACAGACGAACGCTTAAAGAAATCCGCTGGTGACAACCGCGACAATCGTGCGATGACAGATCGTGCAGTTACTCAAAATCGTGAAGTTACAGAAGATGAGCGGGTTGAAATGTTCCGTCAAAGTTTTTTCAACTCCAGTTTACCAGATTTACCAAAGATCCCTGGATGGCACTGCTGCTGGTTAACTACGACTAATCCTCGTGACTCTATACAAATGCGTATCCGATTAGGGTATGAACCCGTGAAGCCAGAAGACGTTCCTGGCTGGGAATACGCAACGCTTAAAACAGGCGACTGGTCAGGATTTATCGGTGTTAATGAAATGTTAGCATTCAAATTGCCGATGTCTCTATACGAGAAATATATGAGAGAAGCTCATCATGACGCTCCGATGCGTGAGGAAGAAAAACTCACTGACACCGCAGAGTTTTTAGAGCAACAGGCAAAGTCATCAAAGTCAAGATTGACGCTTGGGGATGGTAATCTAGAAATCGGAGAACATCGGGAAGCTCAATTTGAGCTTTCTTGACGCAACCTTTTAACTTATTCCTTTTAGGAGCTAATAATGTCTTCAACTAGCGCACCTTACGGATTTAGACCTTCTTTCCACAACAGTGGTCAGATGCGTCCTAAAGCCTATACAATCGCAAGCGCATACGCTGCGTCTATTTATTCTGGTGATCCAGTTAAATTAGTCACTGCCGGTACAATTGAACTCGGCACTTCAGACGGTACTCGTTCTGGTACTGCTGCAGGTATTTCATTACTCGGTATTTTTGCCGGTGTAGAATACTTGGACTCAACTGGTAAACCTACTATCGCTCCATTCTGGACTGGTGGTACTACTGGTACACAAGTTGTCGCTTGGGTTTATGATGATCCAGAAACGATTTATGACGTTCAATTCGCAAATCCAGGAACAGCGGGAACTGATTCAGTTCAGACTGCTATCGGTGCTGAATGTGATTGGCGCGTCGCGTCTCCAGGTGGTTCAACATCAACTGGTATCAGCTCAACATACTTAACAGCAGAAGTCGCGACATCTGGTCAATTCCAGATTACAGGCTATGCATACCTTATCACTGATTCAGCTACTGATGCTTATGTAAACATGACCGTTCGCTTGAACGAATCACAATACAAAGCTCCAGTTAACAGCGTAAGCTAAAAGGAGGATATTGAATCATGGCAACTCCAATGAGAAGTACCGATTTTAGATCGGTAGTCGAACCAATCCTTAACGAAGTATTTGACGGTGTTTACGATCAACGTGCTGACGAATGGAAACAGGTTTTCAAAGAACAAAAAGGTATTCCCCGTAACTATCACGAAGAACCCGTTCTTTACGGTTTCGGCGCTGCACCAGAGTTACCAGACGGTATGGCAGTATCTTACCAATCTGGCGGTGTGTTGTTCTTACAACGTTACCTCTACAAAGTATACGGTCTAGCGTTCAGTCTGACTAAAGTATTAGTAGAAGACGGTGATCATATCCGTATTGGTCAAACATATGCGAAGCACTTAGCGCAATCTTTGATTGAAACTAAAGAAACTTTATCAGCTAACGTGTTGAACCGCGCATTTAACGGTTCATACGTAGGTGGTGACGGCGTATCTTTAATTTCTACATCGCATCCTATCGTTTCTGGTACATTTAGCAATCAGTTAACAACGGCTGCTAACTTGTCACAAACTTCTTTAGAACAATTGTTAATTCAGATCCGTAACGCTGTTGACAACAACGGTAAACGTATTCGCTTAACACCTAAGAAAATCGTAACAGGTCCTTCAAACGTGTTTCAAGCTGAAGTGTTATTGAAATCAGCATTGCGTGCAGGAACAGCCGACAACGACATCAACCCAGTTAAATCAATGGGTTTATTAGCTGAAGGTCAAGCTAACCTTTCTCGTATCACTTCATCTACTGCTTGGTGGATTCAGACTGATGCACCGGAAGGTTTGAAATTGTTGATGCGTCGTGGTCTTGAAAAATCAATGGAAGGTGATTTTGAAACTGACTCAATGCGCTACAAAGCTACAGAACGTTACACTGTCGGGTGGACAGATCCACGCGGCGTTTACGGTACTGCGGGCGTTTAATTGACGGAAGGGAGCTTCGGCTCCCTTTCTTTATTTCCGGAAAACAATAGGATATGCTGACAGTTCCGGCTGACGACATGCAGACACATATCCACAACTCGCATGTGAGGAATCAAAATGGCTTCAACCACATTCTCTGGACCAGTGACGTCTACTAACGGCTTTATTGGCGCAATCACTGGCTTAGAAACAGTTACTACATTAACAGCAGCATCAACATTGACTACTGCACAAAGTAATACAATTTTCTTTTTAAGTTCTGCAACTGAATTTGTGACAACACTTCCTGCACCTGCGGCTGGTTTGATGTACACATTCATCGTAGGCGCAGCTCCGTCTGGTGCAAGCTATACAGTTGTTACTTCGGCAAGTGCAAACATCATTAAAGGTCAAGCTGTTAACGCTGCTGGCGTTGCTGGTGATACTGGTACTGCTGACGACACTATTTCTTTTGTTGATGGACAAGCTGTTGCTGGCGATCAAGTTACTGTTATCAGTGACGGCACATCGTGGTTTGCAAAAGCGTTTTGCGCGGTTGCGGCTGGTGTGACATTTACACAAGCAAGCTAATTTGATGAGGCGTTAATTCGCCTCATTTCAATCAACAGGGGAGCATCATGGCTGACGTAGTAGCATCACAAACATTGCTTGACGGTGAACGATTGTTTATTGGCAAGTTTACAAATATCTCTGACGGAACGGGTGAAACTGCGGTTGTCAAAATTAATCCATCAACACTTAGCGTGAACGCTTATGGTCGCGCATGTAATGGTGTTAAGATTAATAAAATTTGGTCAACCACACATGGCATGGAAGTTCGTATTTTATGGGACGCAACCACAGATGTTTTTGCATGGATGATTCCGCAAAATACCAATTATCTTATGGATTTTTCTAGTTTTGGTGGTTTGCCTAACAATGCAGGAACTGGATCGAACGGTAATTTGCTTTTTACAACGCTGGATGCTTCTGCCGGTGATATGTACACAATTGTCATTGAGTGTACTAAAACTTATGCAACGGCTTAAAGTTATGAGTAACGAAATGCAAATCATGCTGTGGAATATTGGGTTATCACTAATAATCACAATTATTGGTGCCATTTTAAAATACAAATGTGATGAACTGACACGAATTAGCATCTTGCTAAACAAAACTCGCGAAGAAGTAGCGCGTGAATATGTCACAAAAGTGGAAGTTCACACAGAAATTGATCGTTTAATGAGTCGGCTGGAAATTTTAGATGCAAAGTTAGACAGAATTATAGAAAGGGGTTAATAAAATGAGTAAATCATTAAAATATGTAACAGAGTTCGAGTTTCCTTCTGACAAAGGTTACACAGGATCATGCGCAAAAGAACCTGCAAAAGCCTATGCTAAAGGTGGTTCATGCAGTGGATACGCTAAAGGTGGATCATGCGGTGATAGCAAGATGATGAAAGCAAAAGGCGGTAAAGTTGTTGAACGTGCTACAGGTGAAAAATACCCAAGTCGTGAAGCAATGGTTCGTCATGAATCGCTTGAAACACCAAGAATGCAACGTGAAGAAGTGGTTAAACGCCAAGTTGTCAAAGCACCACAAAACCGCAAACGCGGTGAACCTATGATCTCTGAAAAAACTCGTAGAGTTCCTGAAGGAGCGTTGAACGCTATCGCTAACGCTCAACCTAATGTTCCTGGTAACGTTATGATGAAAAAAGGCGGTGCGACGAAGTCAGCAGCTTATGAAAAGAAAGTAGGTAAAGTTATGGGTGAATTTAAAGCCGGTGACCTACATTCAGGTAGTAAAACAGGTCCAGACGTAAAGAATCCAAAACAGGCAATCGCTATCGCATTGTCAGAAGCTAGAAACGCTACTAAGAAAAAATAGGTGTAATCAACATGGCATACTCTGGTGAAGTTAGCACAACAGTTTTCAACGCAATAAAGGTGGTAGATCATGCCTTCAGACGTTGTCGTCTCCCTGCTCAGGCTATCACAGCAGAGATGCAAACTTACGCCTTAGAATCGCTATATTTGCTGCTTTCTGACTTAGCAAACATTAAAACACCAAGCTGGTGTATTGAAAAAGTTATCCTGCCAATGTATGAGAATCAACCGATTGTGACGCTACCAAATGGCACAGTTGAGGTTCTCAATCTAAATTACAGAACCTTGCAACCGGTCACTGGCTCAGTGGTGTCAACCTCACTGGCTTACACGGTTAATTTCACCACGCAAACCACTGTTGATACTATTGGTATTGAATGGAGCGCAAACGCTGTTCCTTTGACATTTCAAGTTAGCACCAATGGCATTGTATGGGTTACAGTCGGAACGTCGTCTGATACCGCTACAGCAGGTCAAATAACATGGACAGACATCTCCGGTGCGCTGGCTTATCAATATTTTAGAATCACATCAACTTTGCCAATTTCTTATACTGCAATCACGATGGGTAATTTGCCGCAAGAGATTCCTCTCGGTCAGTTGAATCGTGATAGCTATGTTAATCAAAGCAACAAAGTTTTTCCTGGTCGTCCGAGCAATTATTATTTTCAACGTGATCTGCCACAACCTGTAGTTAATTTATGGCCAGCACCGTTCTCAGCGGCAGAGCAAGCGCAATTAATCCTATGGCGGCATCGTCAAATAATGGATACGCAAAATTTACAGCAAGATGTTGAGATCCCACAACGCTGGATTAATGCAATTGTTGATGGATTAGCGGCTGCGGTTGCTAGTGAAACACCGGCAGTTGATATGCAATTAATGGCAATTCTCACGCAAAAAGCGGCTATCAGTTTGCAACGTGCTTGGGATGGCGACAATGACGGATCACCAATTCAAATTAATCCTGGCATTGGGGTTTATACACGATGAGCGTATTTCTCGATCCAAGTGGACAGCCAACGTATGGCATTGCCATTTGTGGTCGTTGTTCGCGCAAAATGTTGTTGTCTGAACTTTCACCGGATCCAAATTATCCTGGTTTGATGGTGTGCAATGAAGATCGTGATGAATACGATCCTTATCGTCTTGCCCCGCGTAGACCGGATCAGATTGTGTTGCCGTTCAATCGTCCAGACACACCAATTAACACACATCCTGCTGGCGTTATTCAAGAAGCTGGCGATGAATTTTTTATTACCGAGGACGGTAATTTTTATTTGGAGATGTAAAGAATGTCTGACGTACCAAGCAATTTAATCCCAACGCGGATAACACAACTGCCAATTGCTCCCGAAGCATCAGAAGACAGTTTGATGATGATTGTTTATCAAGGTAATAACTATCAAATCAGAGTCGGAGATCTTTTGAGTGTTGCTGGTGTTCCTACGACAACGCAAGTTATTGCTGGAACTGGAATGACCGGCGGTGGTCAATTAACTGGTAATGTGACACTTAGTGTTGCAAATGGTGGTATTACTAGTACACAGTTAAGTACCACAGGCGTTGCTGCTGGATCTTACGGTGATGCCACAAATATTCCTGTTTTTACTGTTGATTCAACTGGACGGGTAACAGCCGCATCAACGATTGCCGCAACCATTTCTGGCTACGTTCCTACCACACGTCAAGTGATTGCTGGCACTGGTTTAACTGGTGGCGGTCCGTTAAACGCAAATGTGACGCTTGCCGCTGATTTATCTGATAGTTTACCTTTAGCTGGATTGACTACTGGATCGGCTGGCGTTGCCACATCTATGTCACGATCAGATCACAAGCATCCGCAAGTGGATTTATCGAGTGCTAATGAAGTTGAAAATATATTAGGTTTAAGTCATGGCGGTACAGCAAAAAGTATTGTACCGATGGCAGGTGCTGTTGTTTGGTCTGGTGCTGACGGTCTTTATGTCAGTCCTGCTGGTACTGCTGGGCAAGTTTTAGTTTCTGGTGGTGCTTCTGCGCCAACATGGGGTAACACGGTTTTAATATCTGACCAACCTGCTAATGTTGTTTATGCCGGTCCTGTGAGTGGTGTAGACGCGCCTTCAGCGTTTCGCGCACTAGTTAATGCAGATTTACCTTCGTCTGGAGTGACTGCTAACACTTACGGATCATCAACCACAGTTCCTGTTATTACAGTCAATTCCAAAGGTATTGTTACTGGTGTTACGACTTCATCTATAATCGGCACGTTGTCATATCAAGGCGGTTGGAACGCATCAACAAACGTACCGGCTTTAGTTTCTAGTGTTGGTACTAATGGTTATTATTATGTTGTTACCACTGCGGGTGCTACAAATTTAAACGGTATCACTGATTGGGTAATTGGTGACTGGGCAATATTTAATGGTACGGTTTGGCAAAAGATTGATCAGACTAATACGGTCACTTCAGTAAACGGTCAAACTGGCGCAGTTAGCGTTGGCACGGTGACTTCTGTTGCGATGACAGTTCCAACTGGTTTGTCTATTAGTGGTACGCCAATCACAACGTCTGGAACTTTAGCGTTAACATTTGCATCTGGTTATTCAATTCCAACGGACGCTAATCAAACAAACTGGACAACAGCTTACACACAAACACAGCAATGGAATGGCGGTAGTACAAACTTAGTAGCGGCTACAGGTAGAACATCGCTGGGTGGTACGACGGTTGGTCAAAGCATGTTTACGCTGACCAATCCAAGTGCAATCACGTTTCCAAGATTCAATGCAGATAACACGGTCAGTGCTTTAAATGCCGCTGATTTTAGAACAGCTATTGGTGCAGGAACAAGTTCAACAACGGGTACAGTAACTTCAGTAGGCGGTACAGGAACTGTAAACGGTATCACGTTGACTGGAACAGTGACAAGTACGGGAAATTTAACGCTCGGCGGTACACTTAGCGGTGTTAGTTTAACAACGCAAGTATCTGGTACGCTTCCAGTATTAAATGGCGGTACTGGCACAACCACGCCAGCATTAGTAGCTGGTTCAAATGTAACTATTTCCGGAACATGGCCAAACCAAACTATTAATGCAACCGCGTCGGGCGGATCTGTTACGACAGTTTCTATTGTCAGTGCAAACGGTTTTGCAGGAACTGTTGCAACCGCTACAACAACACCAGCTATTACATTGACAACAAGTATCACTGGTGTTCTTAAAGGTAATGGTACAGCTATTTCTGCGGCTACGTCTGGCACAGATTATAGTGCGGGGACTTCTGCTTTAGCTACGGGTATTTTAAAAAGCACAACAACAACTGGTGCATTGACTATTGCTGTTGCCGCAGACTTTCCAACACTTAATCAAAACACAACAGGCACAGCGGCAAATGTAACAGGAATTGTTGCAGTGGCTAACGGTGGAACGGGCAACGCTAATGGTATCAACGGAGGCACATTTTAATGACAACAATTGAAGATTTAATAGACAAAATGTTTGAAAGCAGGAATGCTGCTCATATTGAACACTGGAAAACTAAAAATGGCGAAGTTCATCGTGCGCTTGGATCTTATTATGATGATGTTATCGAAATGACTGACAAGCTCGTTGAAGCGTATCAAGGAACGTTCGGCATCGTTGGTGATGTTGACGGTGAGGTTGATGACGTTACGCGGTTAATACATGATGATATAATTTGGCTTAACGAAAACAGAAGCAAGATTGCAAAAAATATTCCAGCACTTGAAAACATTATTGATGAGTTGACTGGATTACATATGACAACGCTTTATAAATTAGAAAATTTGAGGTAACAACATGGCTCAAACAGGCTATACACCAATACAACTTTACCGCACGACCACTGCCGCTGCTGCTCCTTTGGCTGCTAATTTAAACGCGGGTGAGCTTGCTATCAACATTAATGATGCTGATATGGCTCTTTATGCTGAAAATCAATCTGGCGTTGTTAAACGATTGATGAACAATCCTGCTGGTTTAAAATATCCTACGGTGGACGGAACAAATGGGCAAGTTATAAAAACTGACGGAGCTGGTAATCTTTCTTGGACTGCTGGTGCATCTGGATCATATTTGCCGTTGTCTGGCGGCACGATGACGGGTGCGATTACGTTTTCGGCTGGTCAATTTGGAACAAATGTTAATACGTTTTTATCTACGCCATCTAGTGCAAATTTAGCTGCTGCGTTAACGGATGAAACTGGAAGTGGTGCTGCAGTTTTTGCTACCTCCCCCACTCTTGTAACTCCCGTGCTTGGCACACCTTCTAGCGGTACGCTGTCATCTTGTAC